TTTTACTATCATAACCCACTTGACGATTAAATTGGTCCAAGCTCGTAATTTTACCGCCAGTATATTCTGAGAGCTGCTTATCTTGAGAATGTGTATAAAGACCCATTTGTCTTTGAAGCGTATCCAACATCCCTCCCGCTTTTGAATCACCAGTATCCATTTTTCTTTTTAATCTCATCTTTACCTGACGTAAAGATTGACTGTTGTTTTCATAAAGAGTCTTGTGTAAAAGTTGGGCAAATGTTTTACTCGCCCATTTACTCTTCGATTCTACCGGGTAAGCTCTCCCAGTTTTGGACATGGTTCCTAAGTCTACAGGAAGAGTCGGCAATGTGCCCTTACCACCGGAAGCCTTAAACTTATCCTTAAACGAAAAATTCCCTTGTCTTTGCGCCAAGCGCGATTCTACCTCAAGCCCTCGATCATGCCCCCCTCTACCTCGGCCTGTTGAAAGTCCAGCTTGATTCTGGAGGGTGGGCTGATGACCCATCGTTCTTAAATTAACCCCTTCGCCGGGTCTAAGTATGTGTTTCCAAATCGGCTTCATCCATGGTTTGGTACCATTATCCTTACTGAGATTAGTTAGGTTGTCGTAAGGAATCTTAAGCATGTTCGACATACTTCCAGTTTTCCCCCCGGTTGGGTTTGAAACATGTGTCCTCATCGAGGTAAGAACACCCATCAAATTAGGAAGGAAACCGCCACTTGCATAGGGATTGAAACCGTGCTGTTTCGAAAATTTCTTTTTGTATTCTTCTCCCGCTTCACTGTTCTCTGGTGGCATAATGGCTCGTTGTTCCATCCCCGGGAACTTCTTAACTTTTTCTGCGGTATTATATGTTACATTACCCTCGCCTTTAATAAACATCTTTTTGATATCGCCGGGTTTATAACCCCCAGAAACCGCACCCACGTATTCTTGTATATTGCTGAAGTTGGGAACAAATCCTTTAGATTTACCTCGATAAGTAATTCTGCTTTCTCCAGTTCCCTTATTAGTAACCGCGCCATAACCCGCGGCCTGAGCTCTAGCTCCCGCGCCGGCAGACAATTTTTCTATTTGTTGTCTTAGTAAAATTTCTTCTTTTAATGAGGCCAAGATCATTCGTTCTACATCATTACGAGTCTTTTCTTTCCTAGTGATAGAGTCTACTAGATCTGGGTTTGAGGCTAAGGACAACCTAATTTGTTCCTGTAGAACCGCTTGCTGTTGAGCATTTTTATTAAGATTAGCGAAATCCATTACCGCCTTGCCCAAGAACTTTGTAAAATCTAAAAACAGTTTGCCAGCTATCGCGCCCAACGCAATGAAACCCGGGCCAGACAGAAAGTTGCCGATAGAGCCCATTATATTACTAGCCAAATCTTTACCGAATTTACTGGCGTCTTCTTTGTTAAAGCCAAATAGGTCACCAATGTCGCCGAACAATTCTATTTCGCTACTTAAGGTATTAAAGCCGTCTAATATCCTCCTAAACAATGGCTCTAAAGTTACCTTGCCCGCTTCCGCCCCAATTTTAGTTAATCCCTGTATAGATTCATTGATTAAAGCAGAAAGGGTTTTATTCAGTTCGGCGTTCCTTTTAATTGCCTCATCCGTACTGTTATTTGCAACATCCAATGCGTTGTTATAGATTGAATATTCGCTCTTTAAGTCTTTAAGGATAGACTTTAAAATATTCATTTGGTATACGCCACCGACTAACTCGGCGGTTTGAGCCTTAAGAGCGGGATTGATTTTATCGTATACCTTAGCAAAGTCTTGTAAGACCTGCATGGCGGGACGCATATTGCCTTGTAGGTCTCTAACTGTTACCCCTAGGGTTTGAAGTTGATCGATTACCTCTGTCCTTTGAATTCTAGTGAAGATAGTCTTAAGCGAGTTACCAATGACATTACCGCCACGAGCGGTAGTTTGCTGAACCGAAGTAACGACGGAAATCAGTTCGTTAAACGATACGTTAACGTCGTCTGCGCTTGCGCCGACACGACGAATAGCTTCAGCTAAGTCATTCGTACTTACAGCGAATGCGGCATCGACATTAGCCATCCTATTAATAATTTCCGTCGAAGTAATAGCGCTTCTACTGAAAGAGTTAATAGCGGCAGTTAGAGCATTAACCGCAGCGGTTGCATCCATACCCGAAAGCCTTGTTAAAATCAGAGCGTCTCTCGTACGAATAAGGGTTTTCTCCATAGTTAACCCTTGACGAGCGAACTCTGTTGCGGCTTGGGCGACTTCATCAAAACTTTGGCCAGTGGTTTGCGCTACGTTAAACAATTCATTACCAAATTGTTTTAAATTTCTGGTGGTGGCCCCCATGATAACGTTGATGTCTTGTAAATTCTTTTCAACGTTAATCGTAGCTCTCGCCATCTCCTGAAAAGCCTTGGTAACAGTAAACAGTACTCCCGCCGACGCAGTAAACGCAATAACGCGCGCGTTAGAAGCTTCTAAGGACTTTTGAAATTCCGAAACGGAACCGGTAATTTTACCCAAGGGTTGAGTAAATTTTCTATGATCGATACCTTTAAGGTTGATCTGTGTTCGTTCTGCTTTTTTTACGAAACGACCCAATTCTCTTTCGGCCTTGTCAAGCCTAAGCCTCAGCTCCATGATCATTGTGTCGTCTCTAGCCATTTACCTTATTCCATATATAATTACACTAATTTTGGGAATTTTAGCTATGTAAATCTACAAAATCATCCATACTTAAAGTGCCGCCTTTTTCCTTGGCGAGTTTTGACAAATTAACTGTTTGCGGCCCGGCACTGTTAACGCCGATTGCCTTCAAATCCTCCTTCGTCGCGCCGACAAGAGATGTCGCGCCCGATTTGTCTCCGGCTTTCTCGTCAATCTTTTGCATAACTTCGTCCGCGTTCTTTCTCATTTCATAAAATTCTATTAGCTTATCGGGATCATTGCTTATATCATCTGGAGGAGAGGCCTTGGAGTCCTGAGCCAAGCTTTTAAAATATCTTCCATAAGCAAAAAGCTCTGCCTGAAAAAAGGTTAAGTTTATCACGGGTTTTCCGTAAAAAATTTGAGGATTATCGTCGCATAAATAAAAGTAGTTACCGAAAAAGGGAGATAGTGATATTCTCTTTAAATTATCCAAAGTTACATACAAGGTCGCTTTATTATAGTCAGTAGTTAATTCGCTTAATTGCTCGTCCGACAGATGATTAAACTTTTCATCGTCTAAAGCCAGCTCTTTAAATTCTTTATCCTTGTAGACAGCGTATTGAATATACATTTCATTTGATTTCTTGTGAGCGTATCTTTCTGCAGTAAACCCCATTAGTTCTGAACGCTCTAATATCAAAGACTCTAGCTTTCGTTCGGCTTCTTCTATGTCTTTTTTAATTGGTTTTACTTGGGACAATAAAAATAATTTACTTTTAGTAACTTTTAAATTAGATATATAAGGCCCTAGTTCAGCCACCTCCCTTTCGTTTTCTTTCGTCCAAAGGCCCTCTTCTTCTAAATATTTTTTTTGATCTCTTTCCGTCGGAAGATTTTTTTTCTTCGCTTTCTCTAAGGCTTCGTTATAGTTCTTGTCGGTTTGGATATTATCAAACAAATTTAAATGTTTAATATAAAATTCATTTTCCCCCAAGTGTCTATTTTTGATGACCGTATGGCCCCTTAAAACGTCAGCGAAGACCAGCTTTAAGTCAATTTCTGCGGCTTTTGGTATTACTTCTTCGGGCATAAGCAAAAAGGGGCCCTGTTGTTAGGGCCCCCAAGGTTACGATAGGCATTATTAGTCTTGACTATCTGGAGCTTCTTCAGTAATATCCTCAAATGGATCTTCCTCAGCGGGCTCCTCAGTGATTTCTGTTGTCGTGGATTCTTCTTCACTCGCTTCTTCGACAGAAGCTCTTTCTCTATCCTCCAAGTCTTGTTGTTCGGCAAATTTAATTAAATCCTTAAACTGTTCGGGATCACTAGTCTTACTAACGTACCAGAAGCTCACATAATAAAAGAACTTATTAATACATGTCGCCATGAACTCTTCTTCCTCCTCTTCCATACGGTCGTATATTTGAATCCTATCTTCGTATTCCCCGTCTCCAAAAAAGGGTTTCTGGTTATCTTCACTATCTGTATAGCTAGCTAAATGTAATACCCACCATAAAATAGTTTTGTTTCTCGCTCGGTTCTCAGCGGTTTGGTCATACAACGAAGATTGTTGCATTTCAAATTCCTGAATACGTACTCTTGCATCTTTAAGGTATTCTTTTGCGTTTAAAAATTGAGTCTCCTCTTCTGGAGAACGGTCATCGATAAGGACAAGTTTTTGTATTTCGACTTGTTTATCAAAAATTTCACTATATAAATTTGCCCATTCTTCGCGCTCTTTTTCTCCAAGCGTACCTCCGTCATTACTAAATCTTTTTTGCAGTAAAGCTCTAGTTAATAGTCCAGCTTTAATACCCTTGGACAATTGTACTCCGTAAAATAACTCCGCTTCGTCGAAGAGCCTTCTCGTAGGTTTACGCAAAAAGTACTGCTTGTCTATTGTTTTTTTAACTTCTTTGGTGGTGGTGATTTCTTCGCCATTTTCGTTTTTCGACGTTTCGGTTTCTTTTACCAGCTCTTCCTTTGGAAGCGTAAATTCAAATAATTTTTTCATATCCTTATAACCTTATATTAATGTTAAAGCTTTCTAAATGATCATCGAACTCCCTTATGGAATCATTACCCATATCAAGAATCCTTTTTCTAACTTTTTGATACTTATCTTCAGACAACGATTCGCCCTTTATGTCTTCTAATAAAAACAAAAAAGACTTACACAAGTTAATTGTCTTGCGCTTGTGATGGAATTTAATGAAATCCCTCCCTTTATCCGGATCCCCAGTCATAGCCTTTTTCCTACTTATTATAAGAAAAAGCGATATAGATATAAAATAAAAAACCCCCCAATTTCTTGGGGGGCTTGTGAATTGGGGTTAGATTAAGCGTGATTACCGCTCAAGAAGAGGCCATTAGCGGTATCCGTCGAGGAACCGATCTGGGCGCTCCAGTTGTAGGTAACAGTTTGATTATCACCGATGCTTTGAGACAAGCTCTGACTATCCAACTTAGCCTTTTTCATGACGATTGCCATGTCGCCTTTGCTGTCGCCGGCTGTATTGGTCATATTGACAATGATAGTATTGTCGATGTTACGGTCAATCATGTCTACTAAGTCGCCAGTCTTCATGTCACTTACCAACGCGTCAACAGACATTGTCGCGTTAATTGGGAACGTGATCTCACGGGAATAAGCAAAACGTGAACCAAGCTTTTGCAATGGCTCTCTGGACATATCCACGGCAGCGTTGAAGCTTTGAACGTGCATTTGACCCAACTCCGCGCCACCCTGCTCACTCGGTAAGGTTAGGGTAACATCTCCGGGCTTGATAGCCGACTGCGTGCTCGCTGAGTCGCCAGCGGATGTAACCGCAGGAAGGGTGAAGTATTTAGAGGTGTTCTTTGCTCCATTAGCGCCACTGACCCAAGGCTGTAAGCCGCCGGTTCCCTTTGTGAACGCGATGTTCATACCTTCGACAGTAATATTCGCTGTTGGGAATCCACCGACTGCGCCTTCGCAGCTCCAGTTAGTTAAGAAAGCGTTACCAATACCGATAACGTCACTGTTAGTACTAACTTCACTGGCGTTAGTATATCCTTTGGCATCGCTACCTTCGTCAACGACGCGGATATAATAATTTCTTTCTCCAGCGTGTGACGTAAGAACATCTGACAAGATACTCGCCAAGCTAGCGTTTGCTACACCGGTTTGATTAACTTTAAGTCCGATTTGATCTTCGTTATAAAAGTTACACAGGTACCAAGAAGAGTCAAAGTTTACCACTGGAGACTCAAGAATGATACTGTCGATACGAGCCAATTCGCCGAATTGGTTTACATCAGTACGAGTGATATCAAACCCATAGTTAGCACTCTGTACTCGTTTTAATTGGTTGGGGTGATTTGCGTGCGTCGCACTTCCGTCTCCGGACTCGGATTGCCATCCGGTATCACCCTTAGCGTTTTTGTCACGACCTGCATATACGGCCTGACTTTGATAGATTACTCTGTTTTTAGCCATAACTAGTTATTTTCCTTATATATATATTGTTAATTTGTTGTTAGTTTTACTGAACTTGTGCCTTTAGCCTAGCTTAACTCGCGCGAGGAAAGCGGTAACCTTCTAATTCGAAATCAATTATTGCCTTAAAAACATCAGGGTTGGTGTTATTAAGATTTTCCATATACCCTAAACTAAAGCGGGAAACTTCAACGTTTTTTAAATAAACTTCGTCTTGTATCCCGTCCACAAGTCCTGTGTAATTATATACACCTGATTTCAGTCCGCCGAGAGCATTTAGTGGATATTTATCATCAGGTAAAATTGGAACCCGAATTCGCGCTTGATCTTTAAAGATTGAGCACAGCGCATCTAGGTTAAATTGGGAATCAGCCAGAGCAATCGCCCTAACATCTGTTTTCGTCGCGTCTTCGCCCCCAAAGGCAAAGGGGTCGTTTTGGCCCCCGTTATTTTTGATAAAAACCGCTGGATAAGTTGACACTTCCGAAGCCAAGCCCGTCTCCGTTTGAGAAGTCGACGGCCTTAGCTGGATTTTATCTTCAAAGAGGATCTCTTGCTCGGCCTTACTGGTAAGGTATACATTAAAGTCCTTAAGGGCATAGTTTCCGCTAAGAACACTGGTTCCTTGATCTGCGCTAAAATAAACCTGACCTTGGTCATAGTTGATATCAACGAGATTTCCCTGTCCAGTCTTATGAAAAGAAGAGCCTACGTGTACGCCACTCATCACAACAGCGTTGCTTATTGAGGAGTCAGTAACAAACTGTTTAAACGGCGCACCGTAGGCAAAATAGTTATAATAAAGCCCATTAGTCGAGTAAAACTTGGACCCGTGATTAGTAAACGCTTCTCCCTTGTCTAGAAGCGTATGATCAAACCACAATAAAAAACTTGATAATACTCTATTTTCGTATTGAGTTTTCATTTTCTAAAATTCTTTTTAAACGTGTTTAATATGGCACTCATATATTTCGTGGCCTTATACCCACCTGCTCTTACTTTTCCATCCACCTGAATACCCGTACCAGACCTACTAGCCTTGATATATTTTTCATATATGTAATAGCCCAGCCCAGATATGCCCCTTTCTACCTTAAACAGCCAGCTCCCGGGTTCCCAAGGCATTTTGCTTACTCTAGACAATTCTGATACAGTGGGAGTTATGACCCTGAATCCCATATATACACTACGACCCACTTTCTGAGTTCTGGGTTTTATTCTTGATAATTTTGTCCCCGCATTTAATAAGTTATATACTTTATCGATGGGTCTTTCTCCGTCTCTGAAACCAATAAAACTATATAAGTTCCCCTTTCCCAAAATCGTATTACTTACATTTGAAGCCTCTGGCCCCTCTTCTATTTCTCTTGTAACTGGATGATTTTTAAATTCCTCCAGCATTTGCCTCTTTCTCAGGTCAAAGATCTCCTTGCTTTTTTGGTATACTCTCTGCTGGACAGTCGTATCCTTAGACAGCTTGTTTATAGCTTTTGTTTTTAATATTTTTGTATACCTAGCCATTATTTAATTTCTTCTATAAAATAAACATACAGAGCATAACCGAAATGGTCCTTTACGGCGTCGCTACTAGCGATCTTAAATGACTTTCCATCTAATACGACCTTTTCCGTTTTCCCGATATTTATATAGTCTCTAGCATCTTCTTGAACTTTAATAGCTACCATGCCTGTGGGGATTTGCGTCCCTGCAAAGTGATCGGTTTCAATACTCTGTTTATTGTTATACCTGATCATCGCTTTAAAGGTTTTCGATTCGGGAACATATTCGATGTTAGCCGGACTTGCATCGTTTCCGTAACCCGGTAAAGGAGGGCTGGCTGGATTAGTTTGGGACACGATTTTTTTAGGTTCTTTATGTATAACTATAGACCTAGAAAAAGTATCAAACAAATCAATGATTGAATTCTTAAACGAAAGTTTGTCTGCGTCTGTTAATAAACTACCCATTTATTCTCCCCTAATGTTAATGTTGTCTGGCGAATAGCTTCCTTCTACCGTATCGTCTCCAGCGATTTGCAACGGGGAAGAAGCGCTCATCTTATAGGATGCCACCAACCTTTCTAGCTCTTCTAGCTCAACCCTTTTCGCGGTTTGATAAGTTTGGCTCTGTTGTATCTTATTTACTCTGCGAACCGACGTGCCATCAGATGAGATCTCTACCCAAGTGTCTGTAGACGCCGCGCCTAGGGAAGATCTTAGCTGAGAATCGTAGTGATGAATCAAATAAAGCTTTTTAAAAATATCCTTTTCCTTTAATCCCAACACCGGCGTGATCTCAAAGTCGCTACCCATATTATAAACGGTGTTAAGCCTAGCGTTCAAATTGCCCAAATTGGTCCTTATCCAAAAGGCAATGGCTGGAACCGAAAGGGAAGTGGGTTCCCCCAATTCCATATATAACTCATTTGCGACGTCTACTATTTTCATATTATATAATTACACTTAAAATTAACTTACGACATATGGTATCTCATCCCATTTGTTATACGGGCCGCTAAGAATTCCTAATTGCCACCTATTTGTTTCATTACCTTTAGATTTAGGAGTAATCCCCTTTACGAAAGGGTACCTCCTCTTGAGGTATTTCCAAGTTGTCGTTGCGGTAATTTCGTTTATTTTAAAAGCTATCGGGCGCTGATTTAGTGTGCCGGCCGAGTCAAGACCGTCCCAAAAAATGCTACATCGCGGTAAGTTACTCGCATATTCTATTCCGCCTATCTTTTTACAGTCCCACGCCGAAGACAAGCACGTTGCTCGCAAGTTCGCGCCTGTCGTTGACGTTAGAAACCATTTATTTTTCCAAGCAGAAAAATCCCCCACGACCCAACGATACTCATTATCTATAGATAGCGCTCCCCGTTTCACATCGTATCCACTCGCGACTGGGTCGAAACTGTCGATACACCAAGAGCTAATTTTCATGAGGGTCACCGTTGTGGAGTCTAATATAATTTTCTTGGCAGTTTCATTTACCACGAGCATAGCCCTGTTTGTCTGTTTGGTCGTTCCCAATCCGTTATTTATCGTACACACTACGTTCCATTCGCTGATATTCGTTGATACGTTTTTTAAAGTTATAGTACTATACCTTACCCCAAATGCTGTTGTGTTAGATATACTAACTGATATAGTTCTCCTAACCCCGCTTGAATCCGTTTCATTCCAAGTCATTCCATTCCACAGGTTACTTGACGCCATTACCGTTCCCGGTATTAACCCCGGCTTCTCAATCCTCCAATTAAAAAAAGCATTTGGAGCGGTCACGCTAGTTGAAAATATAGCATCTTCTCCTTCGTCAACTTCTTGATTAGTTGGGTGCGTTAAAATTGTTAAAGACCCGCTCAATGGGTGACACGCCTTCCACGCCGAACTTTGATCGATTGGGCTTCCGATATATCCCCCTCCAGTTTCGCACGTGCAAGTGGTCTTATATATTTGTGCGTCAGGAATCCTTGATCCTATATCTCCCATGTTGTTCGCGAGAGCCCTGTCAATTATATCTTTATGAGCGCAACTACCGACGCTCCGCAGGCTGGGTATATCGATAAGGTACGCTTTTTTGCATCGACCCTTAATATTTAAAGCTGCCCCAGTAAATTCCCAAAAGTAAAAGATTTGACCATGCTTATTAAAAAAGGCGTCATTATTAGCATTTTTATCAAGGCTATAAATATTTAGATTTCCAGCATCAACCCAGTCCTGTATCTGCTGATCCCAAGCGTTTATTATATTTATTCGACCAACAAGCGCAGCGTCACACCCCTCGCTCTCGCAATTGGCGACATCAGACGTTATAAGTATATAGGGTAATCGACATTCTTGACAGTCTTTATAGTTCTTGTATAAATTGTCTTTACCGCCAGTAAAGTTTTCTATAACTAGGTTTTTATAAAAAGTATTAAGTTGGCCCGGAACAGGATTCGGCGGAGGCGCTAGATATAAATCGGAATCTGTTCTTACCCCTTCTCCCTGTGGCTTACTAATTACGTCATAGCACTGGTAAGCGCCCGTATTGTCTTTCGCGCCAACAGGCTTGGCGTTAATTATGGGGGAGTCCATGTTGTCATCGCTTGATTCAACCAGAACGTTCGGGATATTAGATGTTTCCGCATTGCAACTAGTACAAGCTTTTAGCTCATAATATTTTGGACAAGTTACGTGTTGCTCCCACCAGTCCGCGGTAGGCGAAGGAGGGCTATAACTTGTGAATATTGGACACTTGAATTCGGTTAGAACTCCGGTCTCCGGGTCCCATTTGGGCAAGTAAGTCCTAGTTTCATAATAAAATTTTGCTACTTTCCAGCGATTTGTATTAGACAAAGCATTGTGGTGAGGAGTGTGTATCCATCCCGGCCCGCCAGTAATAGTATTTACGTTTCTCATCCCTTGATCAATCGCTAATATTTTCCAGTTCGCGGCAGTTACGTATCCCAAGCTCCATGGATGTGTAACGGGTGCGCCAACGGTAATTATTGAGTTGCCGGGCGCGAGCATAGTCACGCTTAAATTATTAAAAACCCCCACTGATATAGTTATTATTGTTCCATTAATATCATTATAAATTGAATCGTTTTGAGTCATTCCCCTTGCAGCACAATCTAAAACAGAAACAAACTCATAAATACAACTAAACAACACCACCGGTGGCGGCTTTTCCATAGTTGGTTTATTACATTCCTCAAATAATGAAGGATATTGTGGTAATTTAGCCATTTTTTATATCTCCTTTAATCGTCTAACGTATCAGTACAGTCGTCACAATGAGTTCCAATATTAGATGTTACGACTCTTGTGGCATCAAACTGCTGATCACGAACGTCGTCGGCGTAATCGATTTTCACACAAATTATATCATTGGGATCAATGCAAGATGTAGCCCTAGTAAAGTATGGGACATTAGACGATACCGCGTCAACGCTCTCTTCGCAAACATAGACAGTCGGACCGGTTGGGTAATAACCGTCATTCGGATTACATTCCACCGCTTCGAAAACCTTGTACTTTATCCCCTCAATCGTCTCGCCGCTATCCACGCAATCAGGACACGCAGATTCGTCCTCTGTACCTTCTTCGGATGCCGATGCCGTCACCGTAGCAGATGGCGTATTAGTATTAGTGGTACAGTCATAGCTCGGAGCAACATCGAAATAAGCCGATCCACTGCTATCGCACTCTGAACAAGCACCTTCGATAAAGTTATCAACATATAGTAGGGTGGTATCATGTGGCGGCGGGCAATCTTGCGTCCCAACATCTGCGTATCCAAACCAAGCATATCCCGTGCCGGTACCGTTGTAACTAGAGTAACTCATTTCCCACCTACTTGTTCCGGGGTTATGATATATGTAAGCATCGTTAAAGATACCACTGTCACCGATGTATTTATGCCAAGCTGCTTTGCCTCCATGTGTAGAGCTTAATCTTTCCCAAATACCGTTAAGTCTATCAACAGTATGACCCGCGACTTCTATACAGCCCCAACATGTCGCTTCTTCATCTGACGCCGTTGGCGTAGCTAATGCCGACATAGTTGGTGATAACGACGCTGATGGCGAGATGGTCGGTGAAATCGAAGGCGTCGCCGTTAACTTTGCCGAATTTGACGGCGTTAACGACGCTGATGGCGAGATGGTCGGTGAAATCGTAGGCGACGCCGATAACGTTGGCGAAGCTGACGGCGTTAACGACGCTGTCGGACTTAACGACGCTGTCGGGCTTAACGACGCTGACGCAGTTAACGTAGTGGACGGCGCATCCGATAACGAAGCGGACGGTGTCGGCGATTCCGACGGACTTAACGACGCTGTCGGGCTTAACGACGCTGTAGGGCTTGATGATGCTGACAGCGAAGCGGTCGGTGTCGCTGACGCAGTTAACGTAGTGGACGGCGCATCCGATAACGAAGCGGACGGTGTCGGCGATTCCGACGGACTTAACGACGCTGTCGGGCTTAAAGACGCTGTCGGGCTTAACGACGCCGTCGGACTTGGTGATGCTGATAGCGAAGCGGTCAACGATGGGGTCATTGAATGACTAGCAGATGGGCTAGCAGTCGTCGAAGGACAAGAGCAGTCTGTTTCTATTTTCCAGAGGTGACAGTTAGTGGGCACGTCTGGCCGTTCACCGTCTTGAGGATCAAACATAAAGCCCGGTTCCCCCACCGTATCCCCTCCCCCTACGAAAGTTATTTCCTGACCCGGTTGCCAAGTAGATAAAATTCCGGGAATAGTCGTCACTTGGCCGTCAAAAGGATTGGTGACTTTGATGCTGGAGGTTCCATGGTTTCTAACCGTAACCACGCTTTGAACCTGTCGGTTACCGTGGGGTAACCCTATTCTATGCGGGGGCTCTAATCTGTCATTGGGGTCCGGGCCAAAATTTTGTAGCCACGACATCACTCCCCCACATTGCTGATTGTATCGATTATACCAAACAGCAACAGTAGCGTCGCTACTAAAACGACCTTCAATTATTTCTGGAGGATGAGCCTCCGAGCCTCCAAGCGTTTCATCTTTACAGTCCTTATAAACGTCTTCCTTAAAATCTAAACTCCACGGACATTCAGAAACTAGAGATTCTTGGTGAGTATTATTAAAATAAACTCCAGTCTGTCTATAAATCGTAGATTGGTCCGTGGCGGCTGCAACATAAAGATCATAATCGACAGGGGTGCCTTTTTCGATGCGGCGGCGAGGCTTATCTTCATCGTGATCACGACCATCGCCGTCATCCAACCAATTAAAGATCGTGTCTGACTTGGGCCAATGCAACTCGAACTTTACGCTATAATCACAATCCTGTGCGGCTGCCGTCGCCGAAACACTTGGCGAGTGTGTGGGACTTATTGAAGCGGTTGGTGAAACTGACGGCGTCAAAGTAAGCGAGGTTGTCGGCGTAATCGTCGGAGACGCCGTTAACGTAGCGGTGGCAGTGGGGGACAATGAAGCTGTAGCGGAAGCGCAGTCATCACAACCTGCTACGGTAGACCAATTACTATCCACGCTATTTAAAGCGTCACTTAAGCTAGCATATACCGTATCACTAATTCTTGCGTCCCACCAGCTTTTCTCCATTGACTCTAGATTTTGTCCACCCATTAGGGTATAGTAATTATTAAAGCCACCATAAATACTCGCACTATCATTTGAGTAGATCGGATCACCAAATTCGTTTCTCTCTAAATAAATCATATCCGGACGAGTCCGGTCAGAATGTATGTCTTCACTCGTGTAGCATATATTATTTATTTTTAATATGTCATCGCTTCCCGGTATAGCAAATTTATTACGAATTTTAAAGTTACTTGGATCGAGTATACAAGAGAAAATTTCCCCCGGATAAGCGGTGAACGAGGATGCGCACGACTTCACTGAAAACAAAACACCGCTCCACGGAAAGTCCGTAGCGGATGCGGTAGGGGTAGTCGTTTCACTTGGCGTAAATGTCGGCGAAACTGACGGAGTGATCGTTTCTGATGGAGCAACTGACGCGCTCTCCGTAGGGGAAGCGCTTTCGGTTGCCGAATCAGAGGCCGAAGACGTAGCGGTCTCAGACGGCGTTAACGTAACGGTACAGCTAGGATAAGGCGTCGGGGTTTGTTTTATAATTATCTCACTAAAATTCCCACAATTATCAAAAGAGGTATAGGCTTGCCCACCGATTCCAACGACTTTATTATCACACGCTATACCGCTTACCTCGCAGTCAGTACGGACATTCGTCCATGCCTCTCCTCCCAATGCCGTATAAGGATCTCCTTCGCAATATTTCGCATAAAAAAGATTCCCACTGGTATCGCAACTCCCACCGTCATAACTTATTTCAAATATATCTCCCTTCTTATCGAAGACTTCTAAGTCTGGACAGGCATTATGCGTTAACTTAGCGCGTATATTAGCGTATCCCGGCGTATTAATTCCCCCGCAAGAACAATCGTCTTCTTCCGCAGAAAAATCTCTTTCATAATATAGGACCCCTTTTACTCCATACCCTGTGCATAAATTTGAATTTGTGTCATTGCAAATAGTTTCAGATTTAAATGGGGGAGTCGGAGAGATTCCCCTATCAAAAGGCATAGGATCTTCAAGTCCAGTATAAGCCCAGATTATCTCGTTGGTGTTAGTACTAATTCTAGACAGCTTATATGTTGAGTTAATATCATTTATACTATCATCTAATTTAATAAATTTATTTTCTGCATTACAACCGCCCTCGCACAAACCTATATTTTGAAATTGTACCTGTAAATCAGCTGCCATCGTAGCAACGGCCATAAAACTATCTTCGAGGATAAGGAGCGGGCCTATCTTAAATATCTCTCCATCCCCACCGAATCTAGGATCATTAGATTTTACATTATTGACATCTACTAAAACTACCTGTATTTCATATTCCCCGGCGACAACGTCTTCAGTTATATGTAATTCTGGCGGAGATGAATATTTTCCGTCATCCCCCTTGGTTCCGCCGACCAGAGTGAAGCCGACAGGTAAACCGTCAGGGAACTCAAGGCCGCAGGGGCAAAGAGCACTCCATTCAAACGTATATACTTTAACTGTCTGCGTCATAAATATTATTATGGGGCTATATTTGGAGTGGTAGTTAACGGGGTTAATGCATACCCCCTTCCGGAGCCCATTCTGTTTGCTCTACTTGCCGCGTAAATGACGTTCATAGTAATCCACCCTCCGCTGGTGGGGGTATAATACCAACAATATGACCTTCGACCCCAGTCTCCAAATCGTCTAGTCCAAGGCCACTGCCATCCATAATTAATCAAGCTCCCACCTGCACCTCCCCACCAACCGCAAGTCCACCAATGATTTAGCATAGGACTAGTAAATCTTGGTAATGTATTAAAATTAACTGTATATGTTAAGCTTGTGATCTGTCCTTGAGAGCAGCACGACGGCGAAGGGGCGCACGGCAAATTATTAGATATCTCAAACTTTATTGTATTGCTATCGTTCGGCCAAGCGTTTCGGTCATGAAATACGCTTAGTGTTATAAGATTATATTGAGGACTTCCCGAGCTTCCTGTTACCGTAAATCCAGTAGAATTATAATCCCAATTATCACCCCAATTTTTTACTACTTTGCCATTAACCGTTATCCTGTTACAAGAACAAGACCCCATATGAAATGCGGATATATAACTCAAGCTGTGCGATGGCCATCTTTTATAATATAATTCATATTGTTGAGCGGGCCAGTTCCACCATAACCATTCTTGATAATAAAAAGTTAAAGCCGTCGGGGGGTTGAAGTACGACGTTCCGAAACGATTATGTGTACCGCCCGTACCATAGCTACCGCCCGGACTGAGTAGAGGTGGACGCTGTTGATTAACAGTTACGTTATATCTTAGTCTTCTTTCGCCGCAGTCATTTTTGAATACGATGTCAAAATAGCCGCTATCACCGCTATAGAAAGTCTTTTCAAAAACAGCTCGGTCAGGAGGATTCGACATATAATACGTATTAAATCCCATACCGCCTGTCGCAAATGCATACGGATTGTAGGTTATTTGTGGGCCATTTATTCCCGCAATAGTCCCCTGAACCCCAATCGTTTTTGTAAGACCCCTATTGTTCCACGCATCTTTTTTAAACCACGCTAGCCTACCGGGAGTTTCCTGAAGGAATCCGTGAGAAAATTCCACAGACGTGCATGGCTGTAGAGCTATAGATTGCTCTGATATATCCATTTCTCTCCCTGTCCGCCCTAATTGATTTGTTGTTATGCTGTTATGAGATCCCGCGATGTAGATGCCAGCACTAGACGCCCTCGCCCACCAACGATAAATCACAGACGTTCTCCCGGGAATATAACTACCTGATATATATGGACGAGTCGCGGTAACATAAGGCTCGTGACATTCTGGAAAATTTATACTCCAGCTAATCAAGGCTCCCTTTCCGTGTTGATTTCTACCCTCGGGGTCCTGTGATATTGTCCCATTAGGGTAATTAACCCATTGGATAAGAGCCTCTACTACTCCATTAAAGTGCTCGTTTATTGTATATGTCCTGCTGGTCCCGCCTAGCGTATAGCCTGTCGAGGGAACACGAATATTTATAGGGTTACCCGTTGTAGGTGAAGAATCACTTCCCCACATCCTCCACGATACAGTGTACCCGCCAGTTAGCAACTCTGCTACATTTGGGTCAGTTACGTCAAAACTTAGTTTTATATCCGCTTGCGTTAATCCGTGAGCAGCTTGAAGTGAACCAGAAAAATATTTACAATAGTAATATAACATACGATAATACCACCGTGGGTTTCGATACTGGTAATTCGTAACGGTCCATGTTTTTGTGCTCGTGTCGGGTTGTATATTAGTAATAATGGGGCATTCTATATTTGGTAATTTAAGTGTGATGCCGCTACAGCAAACCGGTCCATGAGTGTATCCATCACCGTCTTCGGCCTCGACGCATATGGGACCTTTAATACTCTTTCTTATGTTATTAAATGTTAGTTTGGACTGTGGCCAGCACGGTTGACCGTAAGTGCCGCCACTTAGCAGACCGGACGGCACGTTAGGATCACACCCATCCTTTTGTATACCTCTTCCCTTATTGGTCCACGTCCATTTTATTGGCTTCTTGGGTCCGACGGTTTCTGTACCTTGCCACCATGGCCCCCATGGAGCCACTTTTGCCCACCAGCAGTTCGGGCACCAAAAAGTGCCCCTTATGGTTACATTAGCTCCTAATTCGACAATTCGATTACTGGGGCAAACTTGAATTAAAGCCGCCTTCGGGGGTGGGGGAGGCGGAGGGTAAACAACCGGACATTCGTTACAAGTAAGGCGCACGGGCACAATCGGGGGATATCTAAATATATATTTTGGTCTATTAACGGGACCCATTTTAACAACGGCGTTATAGTACCCTGCATTGCCTTGGTCAGCTTTAATTTGAAGTTCCCCATAGTTATATTGATTTAAACTAATACCTCCACCCGCGCCGCCTATTAGACTGGGAAGTATTTGCGCTCCGGCAAAACCCGCTTCGCTATTAACCACAGCTATGAGTATGTTGTCTTTATACCATTCTATAATGTAAGGCAAAGGACGAAGGGTACTCCATCTAGGGTCATAAACCGTTTTGACGCTGACGCTGAGAAATATCTTATCCCCCTCGCAAGCTTTAACATGAGTCAAGTTTTTATACTTCCAATGATGAGTAGATCTATGCCCATATCTAAAATCCCATCGATAATAAGTGTTATAACTTACATGTATGCCATTCACTGAAGGCCCACCGTCTACGATAACACCGTCATATATAGCCTCTTTCCATACTCTAACCTCGTCTATCCACCCGGTAAAGAAATTCGTTCCCGTTATCGTACTCCCTATTGCCCTAGCGCTATTATAAGGCGATCCGACTATTCCCGTAATTGTTCCCAACGCTTGTTCATCTTCAGCAACGATATTAAAGTACTTATTGCCTTTCTCATCGTAATCGTCCATCCAAAGCTGGAGCGCGTTATCCCTTCTTTGAACCGCGCAATGAATAAATTTATTTTCAAGAAGCGATTTCCCGTTATCTTGCGTTTCAACCAGCTCTGGATCGAAATAATCTGTAACATCCCCGTCTGGACCATGCATAGAAAAGTACCCGCTGGTATTGCTTAATTTTAAATTACCGAAGTCCCATAATACTACACCGGGATTATCATCTGAGCCCTTTGGAATCCCCTTGAATTTTGCCCAGCATTCAATAGTAAAATCTTCCTCTAAATTAAATAGCCCCGCAGAATCAAAATCGGTAGATAAGCTATATACCCCGCTTCCGCTAACTAAAACGGATTGAGGATGTCTTGATTTAGTATGCGTGACTCCTCCGGGCAAAGACATTACCTTATAAGTAGGCTCAACAAGTTTATCTTTATCGTATTGGACTGCCCATGCGATCTTGTCATTAACATATCTAAATAAAATTGGATTCTCTCCGGCTAGGTATTTCTCATAAGCATTATAAATAATATCTAATCTTCCATTTTTAAGTTCATATACGTCTGTCCAATAAGGGCTATAGTGTGACGGGGGCGCGGCTCCCAAGGACGGGTCATTTACGGTTTGCGTTTGATAATAAACAAATAAAAACCCCCCGACGCATCGGATTGTCTGATAAAATTTTTCACTTGACCATTTTGTATTGGATACGTCTGCAGCAGCGACAGATAAGGACCCATCTGCAGCGATCTTGAAAGCCTTTAAAACCTGACCTTTACTCGCGTCACATCCATGTTTGTAAATTAACGCATAAAGATATTCTCCGTCTTCGCTGACAGCAAGAGGAGACGTTCTAGTAATATCGCAATCCGTTTCTTCGTCATAAACAAAAGCTAATATAGCCCCCTTATGCTCTAAATACCCCCCGACCCATTCCCACCGGGTAATTCTTACGCCCATTTTGGAGCAGTTCGTACCAAACCAATAATACTCACTAGCGTATAGGTTATTGTTCGATACAGCAAAGTTGGACCACCATAAGCCAGAAGCGTTTATTTCTGTCCTACAGTTTCCTGCTCCATTAGACGTTTCGAGTCGTATAATCGGTCCGCTGTTAAAAATTCCTACTCTATCGTAACCCGCTACGGAGTTAGCTATTCGAAGCTGGTCCGTTCCGTTTACCGAAGTAATTTCGAAAACTGCGATTCCTACCTTGCCCGTTGCAGTTCTTCGTCCGCCCGCAAAAATCGTAGGCCCATCCGAGACGGGTGCATAAAATAACCTACCTTTACGATCGTAACGAATATCGTTTATAAAATTCCATGAAGTGCCCCACTTGTCGTTATAATCTTTCAGAGACCACATTCGCGGATTACTAAATGACAAATCTTTTCCCGTTTCAGTTATAGAATAACAGACTATAGTTTCTGTTCTTTGCGGGTTAGCTTCGTCGCCCTTGTTGAGCATTACTAACAAACCCTCGCTCTTATTCATGGACTGGGGAGACTCAACGACGGGAGGAACAAAGGGGTCCTTAGTATATCTCGCTACTCCCTTCGTTACCCTGAAGTCTTCGATATAACCAGAAAAATTATCAGCGTCTATTGAATTACCCTGCAGATAATGGTAAGGGTGCCCTGCTAAAAGGTCCCCGATTTCGTTTCCGATTGATATGAGCCCGCCGCTGAACTCCTTGCTAAACTCCGCGGGCGTTATTGTTGAAGAGGCCTCAGCCGCGAATTCTCCGTTTATATGTAAAAAGAAACTGTCATCATCCCTAGTAAATGCGATGTGGTTCCATTGATCACTTTTTAATTTTATACCCGTTTGGCTTGAAGATAATTTTGCTATTATCGCATAATGGGTTTGGTAATGAGCTGCAGGATTACCCGAAAAGGATATCGTTCTTGGTCCTCGCATCATACATTCCACTTCACCGTTCGTATGATTAATTAAAATGTTATGTTTGTTTTCTTGGCGTGCCAAGCCCGGATTAAAGTTTAGCGCGTTGGGGTGGTAATTTCCCCTAGCGAAAAAGGGCACTTTCTTTTTTCCATTAGTGACTCCCGGTTGTACCCAAAAATCTATAGTAAAATCTGCAGTCAAATCAAAAGCGCTATTATCAGCGATTTTCAAAAATCCTTTTTTCTCTATATAAGAATACCGTTGCGCATCTATTACCTGTTCCTTAAAATTAATAGCGCTTGTGCCAACGCGGCCCCCTCCCGTCCGAATACCATTCACCGTTACTGGCAAAGAATGCTCAACCCATGGATCCGTTGCGCCCTGAACTCCGTTAATATAATTTTGAGTGTCGATATCAACTTGAATGTCATGAGACCAGACCGACGAGTCCTTAAAAGTCGTTTTTGTAGATCCATCGTCGTCCATGGACTGAACCAAGAGAGAAACTTTAGAAAAGTGCTCGTCACGAGACTGTTCATCTGGATCAATACAAACTAACTTTCTCAAAAAAAGATCGACCTCTTCGTTCGGAAGAGTATTATATTCAGCATTAGGATCCAAATTAAAAGGGGTAGATTTTTCGTTGTTTTCCCAGTCCACTGTGAACTTACGAGTTGGAAGCGCCATGGAAGTACCCACGCGAAATTGGTCAACCGTATTTTCTGTTCCTAATCTTTTTTCAGATATAAAGCCGGTATCACCTAAGTCAGTTTTTTTATAAACTCGCACTATATCTGGATATCTAAACTCTAGCGTATAGTCTCCAAAATCTACATGTGGACCGAGAGTAAGGTGCTGAGCTTCTATAGCGCTAGAGCTCGCGTTAACTCCGTCATTGTTACCGTCACTGCTCGTTAATGTTATATTTTTAAATCTGGCCGCTACACTATCAGGGATTTGATCGGCGGCATCATATACGTATTTATCTGCTTTGTTATAGTCGTATACGTATAGATCCGTTAATGGGGGGTAACCTGCCAAATTATATCTAGCAGAACTTTTATCATGAGTAAAGTTATTAAAATCAAATACAGGATTTTCAATTACTTCTTGCGTTATTGGAATCGGGTGCGGGTTGAATGGAGTTGTCTTTTGTTGATAATAGCTAGAGTCATCAAAGTTGTCTTCATACTTTAACCACAAAATTAAATCATCAAGCTCTCTATGAAGCGCTGAGTTTCTTCTTAATGGTTGTGGATGATTCCTCATCTATCTTTAACCCAACTTAGTAAACGATGGTGGAAGATTGTCCCAAAATCGTGCTATCTGTATTTTTGCAATCTGAAGCTATGGTACTAAAAACAAAATCATTAATTTTTGTACCGACCATGACATCCTTGGCCCCCTCGTTTTCTGTAATGAATTTATATCCTCCATCAAAATGATAAACTGGATCCCAATTAATACTGTGATTTCCTCCAGCGCCCTGCCTTAAACATATAGTAATCGTTCTACCGTTCGCCATGTTTTTAGGAGCAGCGATAAGACAAGCTCCATTATAGGTTATATCGAATATAACCGTATTCAATGCGTCCGGTTGATACGTTTCATTGGTTAGACTTTCGATTACAACCAAAGGGGCGTATTGATTAGAAGCGTGATACCATCCCGAAGGATCAACATAAGTGGAAATAGTTCTGTTTGTACTTACGCCGTTTACTCCGGCTAATATATCTGGTAAAATCGCTGGAAAATTTACCGCACCGACTCCCGATGGGCCCGCGGGTCCCTCTGGCCCTGTCGGCCCTGTCGAACCGAATATACCGCTTGCGTTGCAAATGGCATCCTCGACATTATCCGGAAAAGATTTTCCATATTTAAAATAATTTTTACAACTATCTCCGTCTGGCTGTTTATGTGACATAATTTGTTACTTTCTCCCTAGTATTATCTTGCAAAAATAGGTAAAATGTAATATCTTTTTTATTGTAAACTAATGAAACTACACGCGCTAGCTATACCACACACAATTACCTCAAAAGAATATCTTTCCTGCGCTTTTACCCAGAAAGTATTAAAGTTCTGTGAAATGATGAGCCCACATTATGAGGTTATTCATTATGGGCACGAAGACTCGGAAGTAGACTGCGCAGAGCACGTCACTCTAACGACAAATGATGATCTATTTAAGGCTTATGGTAGTTATGATTGGAAAAAGGAATTCTTTAAGCACGATACGGCTGATCACGCGCATCAAACTTTTTATCAAAAAGGAAAAATCGAACTAAAAAAGAGAGTAGAACAGGGTGATGCGATATTATGTTTTTGGGGAAACGGCCATCAACCGATTGCGGACGAATTTAAAGAACAGGCTTTTATAATTGAGCCCGGAATAGGATATGATGCGGGCGCAACCTTTGCTCCGCATAAAGTATTTGAGTCATACGCTGTCATGCATACTATCTACGGCGAACTAGGAAAGAAGCATCCCGCTTGGTACGATGCGGTTATTCCCAATTACTTTGATCCTGAAGATTTTGAATTTGGTTGCGCAAAAGATAATTACATTCTTTATCTAGGAAGGGTTACTGAGATCAAGGGTCTTCACATCGCCATAGACGCAACCGAGAGAGCGGGCAAAAAGCTCGTCATAGCGGGTCAGGGAGAGCTTAAGGACCTAGGGTATGATCGAATACCCAGCCACGTAAAAGTCGCCGGATACGCGAATCTGGAGGCAAGAAGGACCCTTCTGAGAGATGCTCAGGCTCTTATCCTCCCGACACACTACATCGAGCCCTTCGGGGGAGTCACAATAGAGGCTTTATTCAGCGGAACTCCTATTATAACTACCGATTGGGGATGTTTCTCAGAGAATAATCTCCATGGAGTTACTGGATATAGATGTCGTAATATGAACCACTTTGTATGGGCTCTTAATAATATAAAAAATATAGTTCCCGCTGACTGTAGAAGTTGGGCTAAAAATAATTTTTCCCTGAAAAGAGTATCTGAAATGTATAAAGAGTACCTTGAAAATATAGATGATTTAAACAGGGGAGGGTTTTATGAATTAAATAATAAAAATAATTTAAATTGGCTTAATAAATATTACCCTCATTAGTTATAATATTCTTTTTGGTATGAGCCTAGAATTTTATCATTTATTTTTATAAGTTTAATTAGCACTCCCCTATTAGAGGTCGTAAGCGCTCTGGGCTTATCCTTATCTCTCCAAGTTATAACTACATTAGAATCCCAATTTATTTCTGCTCCCCCACTTTGACCAGCGGGCGTTGTCTCTACAAAAATATATACCTGCTGTCCGTTATTCATTCCGGAAACGCTTAGAGTGGTCGTGTTTGAAAGCTCTAAATAAAAAGCGTCTGTAGCAGAAGCATTTAACGTTTTTGTAGCTCCCGTCGTAGTCAAAGCAATTTTGCTATTACTTGCTCCCCTAAGACTATATGCAGCCGGGTCTCCTTTTGGTCCCGTGGGGCCCGTGGGCCCAGAAGGACCCAGAGGTCCCGAGGCACCGGTCTTACCCGTCTCCCCGCTTAAACCCACGTTCCAATTACTTACTGTGTTCGCTCCGCTTTTTTCAGAGACGGTAATTGAGAGCATGGTTTGCGTGGGGTCATAAACCGTAATCCTACCGCAAATATATTGACCGCTATAATTCGTATCGGCGCTATATATTAAAATATAGTTTCCGACAGTCCAACACTTGTCGGCTTGAGTGGTTAGGCTTAACGGGTCTCCCGTAGAAAGGCTCGCTATATCGATAGAGGTGGAAGACGTCCCCGTACAAGATTTAGAGGGGCCCGTGGAGCCTGTTCCTCCCTCTTGCCCCGGGGGGCCCGTCGGTCCAGTTGCTCCACCAGCAGAACCATTAGCTCCAGCGGGGCCCGTCGCTCCAGTGGGTCCCGTATAGCCAGTTAATCCCTGCCCCTGCGGCCCAGTCGGACCTAAAATATTTCCTAAATATGTAACAGACATTGTTTTTCTCCTATGCTACGAAATCCATTTCGGTTAGTTTAATTCCAGTACTATGCCCTGAAACAAGATGCATTCTATAATATCTAAATTCTTCTGTATTAGCCAATCCATAATTAAATCTTCCAGAAACGAAAAATTGATTTATCCTAGTGTCCAAAGTCGACCAATCGACATCGTTGTCGGACGCCTGAAGGTGCCAATCCTTAGGCATCATGCCCGCGTCGACAGTACTATTAACAGTAAAATAGTATTTATTTATTGTCTGCTTAACTCCCGCCCCATAATCTACTTTCAAATAAACGTCATTGTCTTCCTGTTGCCGCGCAATAAATGTCGAAGCAGGCATGGGGCCTGTGGTAGTATACCGCGCCACTTTACTTACGCGTATATCCTCCATATATCCTTTATAAAACTCGACGCTCTCTGCGTCGGCCCCGATGTCCACGCCATTCCTCCTTTTATTACCGATAGTCAGAGGTACGGACCAATTATTATAAAGGTCTCCCAGACAAGTTACAGTTCTTTCCAAGTTTCCATTTACAAAAAGCTTAATAACGTTTCCATGCCTAACTCCCGCAACGTGATACCAAGGGCCCGCGACAGGCCTAGTCACCCCCGCTGCTTCGGCCGCATTTGCGGTCCCATCGGTACTTACTTTGAAATTAAATGATGAGCCAATCACTTCAGATCGCAGAAATAAATTTACCGAACTCCAGTGTTCGTCATCTGTTCCTGTTTTGGCTTGCACGGGATTAAAACCAAAATTTGCCCAATCAGAATGAATTAGTAACACGGTATTATCGTCGTTATTAAAAGCTGTTCCCGGCGGAGGAAGCAATGGCGGATTACACGTAGAATGCGAGCAGTAACGAGCGGTTTTACTTATGCGTATTTCATCAAGATAGCCAACGTACCACCATCCGGCTATTGTGCTGGCTCCACCTATGATCCTCCTGCTGCTAGTTAGATCGATCGCTGCAGTATAATTAACCCCCTGATCGTTACCGTCATCCTGTTTCACACCGTCTATGTAAAACTCTATTGTAGTTCCCGTTCTTTGGAGGGCTATATGATGCCACTCACCGTCAGTCACGTCTACAGCAGACCTTATCATGTTGGCGCCGCTACTATTCCAATACCATGATATATTTTTATTCGTTGTAACGCCGTTGACATTCAAGCCCGGATCATTGATATTACACTCCAGATTACTTGATCCATAAGTTCCGAAAGAAATTGCATGCATTCTTCCTTGATTATATGATAGCGAACTCCCTGTGCTGTTCATCCAAAACTCAACAGTGAAATCGTTGGTTCCAAAATTAAAGACGCTATTAGTGGGTACATCAATGTAATCGGTGCTACCATCAGTTTGATCAAATTCAATAGAAGAAAAATTAAACTTCTTTTTAGACGTCGTGTGGTGGACGTCCCCGATCAGTCCTAACGAAAGAGAGGTATTAGATGAATCTACGATATCTGTCGCTGAAGTAGCACCTCCTTGATGGGCTGGGAAATCAGAATGAATTAGCAACTCAGTGTCGGTATCTGAGACGAATGGAATCAGCGTTCCTGCATTAAAGGACCCATCATAGCGAGCGACTTCGCTTACGCGAATTTCATCCATGTATCCTTCCCAATAACCCGCGCAATCCCCCCCGCTAACACTACTGCAATAAGATTGTTGCGCGCTCGAACCGTTAGGCATTTTACCTATAGTCAGGTCGGTGTTATTAACCCATGTGTCAGTATTCGCCAAACCAGCAGTACTACCGTTAATATCTGTTGGGTTACCATCGACATATAATTTAAAAACACCATTTTTTCGTACAAGGGCTACGTGATGCCAGTTATTGTCGTCTATGCTGGTATTGTTCGTTATCAGGTAAGCAGCACCGGAGTTATACTGGTGGTCGCCCAGAAAAACAACCTTAATTCCTCCAGTTGATCCCGGCTGATCCAATATCAACTGTATAGACTTATCAGGGTTGTTTCCAAATGCTATAATCCTTTTATTGAAGCCGCCCGAAGAATGAGATGAAACGTCAGTTTTAATCCAGCACTCGACAGTAAGATCGGCGCTGAAACTCAAATTGCTGTAATCTTGATCGATAGTTAAATAATCCCCTGCTCCATCAAAGTAAAGAGAAGTATGGCCCCATTTCGCGGCGCCTTCACTGTGGTGGACGTCCCCGTTTATCGTTATCGAACGAGAGGCATCGGATGAATCTACGATATTTGTCGCTGAAGTGGCTCCTAATTGTGACGGATAACGAGCAACGCCCTTCGTAAATCTAAAGTCTTCAAGCCAAAAGTTACCAAAATAACCTATCTCTCCATTTCCATACTTTCTACCTGCACCTATCAATATATCATAACTCGTATCAAAATTGTGAGTAAAGTCAGTAACAGTTTGCGCCTGTTTCACTCCATCGACATACATCCACCAATTGTCTTGCGACAGCCAGTCATCCTTACAAACGGCAATATGATGCCAAGTTCCATCATCTAAAGCAGTGTCTGAAGACAAATTCCTCCCGCCCGAAAAATTTGACATTAACGAAAAATTAAGATAGCCATTCGTAGCCAAGCGGAACATCCAGCCATATTCCTCGGTATTAGTTCTTCCTTTACTGATTATGCAATCTTCCGCTAAAGCGTCATGACCAACGAACGAATGAGCCTTGTGTTTCCACCAGAACTCTATAGTCACATGACTATCATCAAAATTAAAATCTGTTGAATGAGGAATGGTTAAATAATCTCCGTTGCCGTCGAACCTTATAGAGGTATCCCCCCATCTCGCCTCATTTGAGTCGTGAGCGACGGTCCCCGCATGACTATCGATGCTATGATTCTTATCGGATGAATCGTTAAAATTATTAGCATATCCAGCGCCATTGTAGCTTAATAAAAATTGTTTAAAATTGGTACCTTGTCCGCCCTCGTCCCATTTTCCTATAATGTTTCTATCGACACCTAGGGCATCGCTATCCAACCTAACCCATGATTCTACCGTAAAATCAGAACCTCCCATAGCGAAGTCGGTCGCGGACAAATCTGTACTGGCTGTAGTTTTTATCGCCAGTCTATCGACACTTCCATCAAAATTAATAGAAGTATTGCCCCATTTCGCGGCGCCCGCATTGTGCTGAACGCCGCCATACGGAATAATAGCATGGTTTGAAGGGGAAGAGTCGGTGAAAAGACTGGACGTAACGTCTGGAGGAAGGAGGAGCGTGACATTGTCCCAATAGGGATCGTTTATGTCGTCCCTTCCAAACGCAGTAGTAGGAGAAGCAGATATAGATCTGGCGACGCCCTTTGTTATACGGAACTCTTCCATATACCCTTTAAATTCATGATTGCCCAATGAATTGCTATCGCCCTCTTGTGTCGCGCCTATATTTAGAGGATCCGTTGAGTCTAACTCAGAGGCGGAAGTGCCCGAGCCCGTCTCTACACCATTTCTATAGATTTTTAACGAGATTCCCTCTCGAACAAATGCATAATGCAACCATTGATTTAAGGGCCCCGCGTCAGTCTCATTAATTTGCTCCGTATTTCCCTTTGCAAACCACTGAAGTTGTGTTGAATTCTGAAGGGACTGAATACCCCATCCGTCCGTATCAATATACCCCTTTGAAGCTATGGTCGAATATGAATCATTATCTTCCCAATATAACCAAAACTCCACTGTGAAGTCTCCCGCTCCTAAACGTAAATCTGCCGCATCCGTTATCTGAATAAAATCTTTATCACCATCGAAATACATTGATGAATTACCAAATTTTTTATTCTGCGAAGATTGACGCGCGTCCCCGTAACGAGTAACGACTTGTTGACTATTAGAAATATCAGTAATCGCATTACTTGTTGTTGCTTCCGACTGAATAAGCAACTTTGTGGAATCCCAATTAGGGTCCCCCTGCGCATTACCCTCGGCAAGCCAATACGTTCCAGTATTATTATCAAATACATCCCCCCCGCTACCGTAAACCGTATTTGTTCCAGTAATAAACAAGTTCGTCGTAACCGTATCTATATCTTCTTTAACAGGCCCTTGTCCGCCTACTGGCCCAGACGGACCCATTTCTCCTGTTAAGGTAATATTCCAAGAACTATATTCCCCCACTCCCGATTTGACTAAAATAACGAAGCTCAACTCTCCAGTGGCAATGTTATAACTCACGACTCGAACAACAAAATAAGCCGAACCCGTTGTATTTTTAATTATCAAAGTCTGTCCAGCGCCCCAGCACTTTCCGGTATTGACGTTCATTGTAACCGTTTGACCCTCGCTGTAACTAGACATGCTTAGGGTGAGGGATATCGTATCGTTACAGTCCGCTAGCGGACCTGTCGCGCCCATTGGTCCGGTCGCACCCGTTGCCCCGCTTGGTCCCGTAGCTCCCCCGGGCGATCCGCTCGGCCCAGTAACGCCACTGGGGCCTATTAGTCCCTGAGGCCCTGTCGGGCCCGTAGCTCCAAGAATATTACCTAAAAATAAATTAGCCATTACATTAAGTCTGGATATATTAAAGTTAATATGCCCGATGTATTATCGCCGGTAGCATGAACATCAATGCCAGAAAAGTCTACAAAATATTCCCTATAACCTGTTAAATACCAATCGAAGTTTCCAGTATATACTCCTTGTTCAAGATAAAGATATTTATTATCATAACACTTACCGCTGCATCCCGGGATAGCTGTTCCGGGATTTCCTTCTACCAGATCCGAGTGCCTATTTGCTACTCGTGTCCACGGTGGATAATTGTTTTTTAAAACTTCATTAGTTTTTAATGTAGGATGAACCAGACATAGACACCCGCTCAAAGGAACCGCGTCAGTTAAGGGGGGGGAGACTTCGACGTATCTAGTAGTTGATGTAGATACGTCTGTACCAGTTACGGTATATGCGGTATTACTTCCCTCGATCTTTATTACGTCTCCACCGTAAAATCGGTAACCATCATTATCCTCGTCAAGGTGACTAACGGTATCTACTCCGGCGACATAACTCCCAGCAGCTTTTGCATTGCAACAATTACTAGGTCTGTAATAATCTATTCCAGAAACCGTAAATTTTTCTTGAGTTTTCCCATCGTTATATACTCCCCCGGGATTAATTATCCCATGATCTCCCGACTTAAAGGACTCTGTAGAGTCGAGAAATATATAATTTTGCCCCATGGCCAATCCCGTAAAAAGCTGAGGGTTATTTTCATCAGGTATTCCTTGTCCTGTTATATGAGCAAACCTATTAGGTACTTTTACTGGAGGGCCACCAAAATAAAAAGCGTAAGCAATATGATCTCTGGGCGTATACTTTATACCGTCAATAATTAATTCATCAAAGCTCCCAGTTCCGTCAACTATTATTTCATTAGCTTTAATAACATCAAATATTCCAGATTTAGTATATATCAAAGAATCATTTAAACCGCTAATAGTCAAATTGTCTCCGGTTATGAAATGACCACTTAAACTTTCTATACTATTAGAGTCAGCGAGGACGCCACAAATAGTTACGGCTCCCCCATCCAAACCGCAAATTTCTGAAGTGCGTATTTTATCAGTAACAAATGTTTTCTGAGTACTCATTATAATATAGTATGCCTTACTTGAAACGCTCCCGGGGGCTTGCTGTCGTTAGCGAAAGTTAATATCTTTCCGTTGACTTCATATTCATTGGGAGTATAGAGGCGCGTATTATTTGCGTCCCAAATGAATAACCAGTCTTTTGACCTACACGAAGAGGTCAATTCAAAGTCAGAAATATATCCGTCCCCGGCTAATTCTTGATATTCTACTTTGGGAACTATATGGTGTAATATTCCAAACGAAGCACTCGTCTGATCTGGATCAATTACCACATGACCACTCATCGCCGCGGCCCCTTGGTTTATGTTCCTTGATCTCAAGGTACCACTTACATCCAAATGAGCGATGGGATCCGTATTATTTACGCCGATATAGTCGTCCGCTTCGCTTTGATATAAAACTCCCACGTCACTCATTCCTTCGTTATTTGCTTTAACAAAATAATTAGCTGGGAGCTGCCCCAATGCTCCCGCTGGTCCGGTGGACCCCATCTCTCCCCTGTCTCCCTTCTCTCCAGCTATACTTACCTTCCACCCACTGTATGTTCCGTTTCCTACGATATTTTCTGCGTTAATGGATAGCGTGTCTTGAGAATAATAAAATATGGTGCCCTCTACGTGATCTGTAGATGTTCCCGTACTATAAAACCTTATATGATGACCTACGGCATACTCTAAACTAGAAGGAGACACGGTAAAAGTAATTGCGTCTCCAGTAGTCAAGGCGGACAAAGTCAAAGTCGTACTAGAATAACCAGTTATGTTTATCTTGGGCCCCGTAGCTCCCGTAGGGCCTATAGGTCCCGTCATCCCCGTTGGGCCCGTTGCTCCCCCGGGGCTTCCTGAGGGGCCCGTCGCTCCCGTGGCTCCATCCACTCCTATGGTGCCCGGAGGCCCTTGCGGTCCCGTAGGGCCTAAAACATTACCTAAAAATAAATTTCTTCCGTTCATCCCTTAGTATTCTTTGTCGTTAAGGTAACTACTTTTTTTTCTTTTTTTTCTTCCTTACGAATTCCGATTTTATTTAATAGATTATCATACCAACTCTTTTCTTCTTTTATTTGTACCTTTCCGTCCTTTATTACAATTTTCTTATATAGCTTTTTTCTAGCAATCGCGGAATTAAAGTCTTTCGGGTCTAGTTCATTTTTTACAATAAACTCCGCTGTCTCTGAGGCTCTCTCCACAACTAGAGAACTAACTTCAGCTAAGGTGATATTATTTACTATAAAATTAGTAATTTGTTCTACCTTCTTTTTTTGTAGTTTATTCATAGGTATAGCATCCCACTTTTATTATATTTTTAAATAATAAGAAATGTAAATAAAAAAACCCCACTTTTCAGTGAGGTTTGATTATAAGGCTGAATTATGTATATTCTATGTTAATAGAGGACGGATCGCCTTAACTAAGAACCGTTCTTGTTCCTACTGAAGAAACGTTAGCGTGTAAGAAATAACCAGATGCAGGAGTATTCGCAGAAAATGCCACGTGTACGCCAGTTGTATATAGGCCGGTCACCATCGCATGGAGTAGGTCGGGATTGTTTATGCTGTATTTGCCAGTGTGCTCTAAGGACACGGTCACATTGGGCAGTGATGAGAAAGTGTGTGCAAACGGTAGGTGATAGTAACATACGCCAGAACTAATTTCCGCGGAGTAAGAGCGAGTAAACTCAGCACTATGCACTTGATAAAGTGAGGCAGACGGATCTGCCGCATTAGCGGGCGCCGTACCGATTTTCCAGACGTCGCTTTGATAATCATCGAAAAGTATGTAAGCGTTGTTAGTCGCTTGTCCACGTTCGATTTCAATACCGGCGTCTACCGCTGCAGCTTCAGTGCCCGCATAGTCGGCATTAAGGACGATAATATTGTCACCGATATTTACTGTATTGGAATCAAGAAGGATCGTTTGACCTTTAACAGTTAGATCACCTTTAACTAAGATTCCCGTTTCGAAAGTTACAGCATTATTGAAAGTGTAATTTCCGTCTAAAGTTTGTGTAGCGTTAGTTCTAACAACGGTAGAATCAACGCTGATAGCATTAGCGGTTACGTTAATACCGTCGCCGGCGCCGGCGTCCATGTCGTTACCATTTAGGACTAGACCAGAGCCCCCGACCAGATTCAGCTTACTAGAGTCGATCGATCCGGCCAACTTAGCATTGGTAACCTGACCGTCTTTGATCATGCTGGTAAGAACACCAGTAGGACCAATGTTAATGCCGTTGGTGTTAACTACGATACCGGAACCCGGATCCGCAGTAAGTTGAGCACCATTACCTCCGTTAATACCATTACCTGCTACATTAGAATGAAGTTGATTTACGTTAACGCCTTGAGAAGCGATATGAAGGTTGTTACTCGTTACACCGAGGGTAGAGTCATGCCTTACCGCTCCACCGTATACCTTGTTAGTAGTAGTAATGTCTTCTAATTTACCGTTGGTGATACTACCAGCCAACATGGCGTTTGTAACGCCCAAGAGACCAACGCCGATCTCGGTAGAGCTTACGGCGATGCCCGAACCAAACGCTGGAACAATATCAATTTTACTACCGCCTCCACCTTGAAGACCGTTACCAGCTATGTTAGTAGAAATTTCATCTAGGCCGACTCCGCCAGCCTTAATCATTAACCCCTTAGTAGATCCTGTCGCTAGGGTAGTTCCGTGTAGAGTGACCGCTCCACCTTGGATTTTTCCGACCTCAGTTATCTGAGCCAATTGATCGTTTGTAACCGCGTCAGCCTTGATCATGGAGGTTTCGATACCCAAGGGCTTAACGTGTACTTGGTCATTACTGACCTGAATACCGGAGCCAGCATTTACATAAAGATTACTAGTGTGTCCACCACCAAGACCGGGGCCAGCGACATCTGCATGCAATTGATTCCAGTTAACCCCACCAGTTTTAACGTATATCGCGTCTGCGCCGTTAACTCCGATAGTACTATTGTCTACATTAACTTGAAGAGTTAAGTTGGTGGCAAGACTCTTACTGTCCGTGCCGTCACTATAACTAACACCTCCGGCGAGAGTAATCGTCCTCGTTAATGGAACTGCGGAATCGCCGTTCGCTAACTTAATTCCTTGATAGAAAAGCTCGCCGCCTACATTACCGGTTAGTAAGTTGCCGCCTAACCTTAGTTGATCTACATTAAATACTTTATTGGCCATAATTAAAAACTCCTATCTATTTATACACGCAATTAGCGAGTTATACCGAAAATTAAAATACTGGGTTTATGGGAGAAATGTGAGAATTTAAGATAAATCCATTTCCGTCAATATTTTCACTAAAAAGGGCCTTACAGCCGGTTCTAGAAATGCTTTCTACATGTGTAAAATAAGCATTGTTATTGCCCGTGGGCGAGGTAAGAGCGCATATAACGGCGGGGTCATAATTCAAAGTTTTACCATAGTCAACGGTTACCTTTTCTGATCCGCTTGGTACTACTTGTTGTATAAATGCTCCAGCGTCCTGTAAACCGCTATATTTAACCCCAGTTAATCCCGAGCCGTCACCTTTAAATATCCCCACGTTTTCTGTTGTAATTGAACCTATTTCCCTAGTCACCCCTTCAGCGTTAGTAACCTGAAAAGAAAAGCCTGTATTTGACGCGGTTATCTTTGAGTCTTTATCAACGAAAACAATACTATCTCCATGAAGATATACGTCCTTGAACGGAAAAGTGGGAGAGCCCAAATTAAATTCACCGCTCTTTAGGGGAAGAATATTGCCACTTACTAACATGTTTCCATCTACCCTTAAGTTGCCACCTGATATATGTACTTTTTCCCGAGGCGTATCCCCTCCAATTCCTATCCGGTATTGAGTTGATGAAGTATTATTTGATAATAATATTTTTTTATTTTTAGTATCAACCTTGAGTAGGTCTGCGTTAGCATCTCTAAGTAAGAACGCACTTTCGTCAGTCGTTCCAGATAAAACAGCCGTGCTCCCACTAGTCAACAGTAAATTATTTCCGCTTATTTTAATTTCACTCGCACCTTTATTATAAAAGAACCCCCGAGCACCAGAAACATAACCATTTTCGTTATATAATACTTCTCCGTCTAAAGCTGCTCCCGGAGCGGTGACAGCGCTTCCAGCTATACCCTGAATACCCATGAAGCCTACATTTATATTAGACTCTGGAGTGGACGATACAGACGACGAAGAAGAGGACTGCGTAACGTTAACCGTGCTCGAAGTTTGGTTTAAATTAATTGTATTCGCACTAGGGTAAACTACCTGCGCGTCTGGACTGCCAGATATGACTACATTAATTTTTTGTGGATCGTTCGGCATTCACTTTAAATATTGGTGACTTCCGGATATACCTTAATTCTACCGTCAAGCAGTTTCTTAACCTCGGTTTCGTTGTTGTTATACATTTCTATATCATAGACGCCCACGGTAACAGGTAAGGCTGATGCAGCCGCAGCGGATATGCTTACATCAATGACACCGCTCGCAGCAGTGTTCGGAGAGGTTGTATTTACAGAAGGGTTTAAGTTAAGCAGGGACACACCCGTGCCGTAATTATATTTCATAACGCCCCTAACTGAATAGTCAGTTAAATTGACGGCTGTACCATCAGCGTTTTTCGCAATAAGTTGGGCGGAAAAAGTAGAGCCCTGAATAATGTCTAAATTGTAATTAACGAGTGCCATAATACCATATAGATATTACACTCGTTGCTTAGGTTATTGAGAAATTATTTACCTTCTCCCAGAATTTTCATAGACTCTTCACTTAGAGTCATCCCCTTTTTTTGTTGATCAAGAGGCATTTTATATGCGGACACGTGTGAATTAAATTGCCTAACCAGCCTAATTACAAGCTGATCAACATTATCAATAGGCAATAGTCCAACCCTAATTGCTTCTGCTTTCAAGTCGGCTTTAGACATGTTATGAATAACCTTTTCATAAACTTCAGCGTCCATGGTCCTGTACTGAGAGGTTCCATCATCTCCCCACACTTGATCCAACGTAGAGGATTGAAACTTCTTTTCGGTCTGGTCCATTCCATCGGTTTGATCCATCTCTTTTAGTTCTACCTTTTTCTTTGACGCTTTCGCGCTTTTCTTTTTTTTAGCCATAATATTAATTGGGGTTCAGCCGACACGCAATTTAGTTTACTTGGCTAGAAACTGCATGGTCCCTAGTTAGTACACTGCACCAATCACGTAATCCAATATGTTACCGTCGCTTTTTTAATTACGACTTCTGTATGTCGCCATACAGTTCGGACTATATCTTCACCTTTCGGTGTTGGGCGCTCGTGGAGGGGTTATTGTTGGGACTCACCCTCTAGTCTCTACACCCTTCGGAAGCACTAAGCCCACTTCCGACTTGGCTCGGTATTGTCTACGAGAGAGTTCTACCGAATTCACCCAATAAGGCCGATTTAAATCTATTATATTATACAGTATTAAATTATTTAAGTCAAATAAATTCTAATAATTCGCAAACAAAACGTCATCCGAGCAGTCATTTTTGATAAAAACTCTTCCGCCCATACCTGATACGTCAGGAGAGTAGTAATGTATCGTCTTTTCCTCTGTGTTACTGCTTAAATCTATAAGGATACTTTCTTGCGGAATACTTCCCGTGTAAGACGCGGGAGGCTGATCACTTATAATGTTAATTTGCCCCCCCATATACGCATGATTGAGACAACCGTAATAAAGCGTACTCGGCGCGTCTTCGGGTACCGTAAATTTAACGTGGTAACCCGTTGTCCCGGGTAAATAGGAGCCCCCTAAAACAGTGTCTCCCCCAAAAAAATGATGTGTAACACCGGAGGTGTATAGGTGAGAACCCTGACCAGACGGATGAGTGCTTATATACAAGGGATGCCCAACGTTAGAACTGTCATATTGATTAAAGTAATAAGTTGAGCGTTTTCTTAAAGTAAGAAGCGGGGCCTCATCATATCCAAAGCCGCTAATATTAATACCCGTTGCTAGCGTTCCCGACCCACTCCCGCTTAAACCAAAACCATCTGAGCTTCCGCTATAATAATATGGGTGTGTATCGTCGTTGCCGCCCAAATAGCTAGTTTTTGGAATAACTTTCGTAAAAAAATTACCTACTTCAGGCGTCTCGATGTAGCTTACTCCGTTCGTATAATCAGAAAACCCATTGTGACTACCATCTATCCCGGTGCTTAGTCTAAATCTATAACCGCTATAACCGCCATAAGACCCTCCCGTGGGCCATACGTACATTGAATTATAGCCTTCAAGATCTGACATTAAATCAATTCTATATTTTCCGCTAGTTTGAAGTTTTAATGAGTAATGAGGAATACCTTGCACAGAAAATCTTGTACCGTTTGTTCCGACTTGAATAATGTCGTCGTTACAAGCCCACATACTTGGCTCTGAATAAATTGTGCCTGTTCCATACTCCGCGGCAGTTGTTAAACCATCTTCTAGGGCTGGAACGGTGCCCACCGTATATTTTTGAGTAACAATTTCGTTTATTGTAAATTCTATATATGAATAAGGATATTCCTTTGTTCCGTCTGAGGCGAAACTTGGCTCGATAATTTTTGCCGAGTTATTTTCCCAATATTTTTTATAAAAGGACTGAAAGCCTTCATTTTCTTTTACGTCAGCAATATATTTATTAATAGACGCTGGGTCATTTGTTATATATCCATACGGATAACTAGTTTTTATTTTTTCGTAAATAGATAAAACTTCAGACTCTGACAGGGAGGTGTTGTCCTTATATCTCCAATAGTTATTCGCATACCTAACATACCCGTTTTCTTCTGCTTTATCTGAAAAAGCCGCGTCTTCTACATGTAACAGCTCTATGGGCGCCAAATAAAACCTCGGCGTTGGATCTGTAGATCTATTAAAAGAATTAGGGTTAAAGTACAAATGTACTTTTATTTGAAAGTTCCTATTTATCTTATTGCTCCTAACGGGCGGCTTATAACTGCTCATAATTTAATAACTCCCTCCGCTGCTACTGCTACTACTACTTGTTTGTGATTGCGCCGCAGAGCCCGATTCTAGTCTATATGCGCGAGTCTTGTTAGCATCATACAAAGACGTAGAGTTGTCTCCATCGTACATCTTTGCCGTCCCGTCATAGTATACCGGAGAGTCCAACGGATTAGACTCAAGCCCTTGTGTTTTTGCTATATTCTCATTTCTGACCACGGTGAGACCATCATAAACATTTTGAGCCACTCTTTCTAGCATTTTTTCGTACCTTGTAATTCTAGAATTTTTCTTTTTTATACCTTTTTGTATTAAAATTTTATTTAAATTTTTATAAAACTTTTTCTTTGCTGCAGCCATTGCGTACCTAATTGATTTTTGGTAATCTTTAGATTGAGCCGTCCCTTCAATTGTGGCAGAATAAGTACAAGTTGGATCGTTAACTCCGGTTGGTTTAATAGTAATTTCTCCATCAAAACCAATATATCTAGGATTTGTAGACCAAGTCTCTATGGAAAATGGAACCCCAGAAGGAATCACACCATTCCAGCCCACATCGTTAAACGTAGTTCTATACCTTCCGCTTTCTTCATAAACATATGAGAAATCATCAATTAATGGATTTTGCCTTTCGTAACCAAAACCATTTACTGTATTAGTATATCTAGTTCCGCTATACAGGTTCTGCCCTTTAGCGATAATATTAAATTTAGAAGTCAGTGCATTTGTAATACCTGTATTTGTTACTCCGAAATTTCTATTAAAAGAGGTCGCGCCAGAAGCGTAAGGGCTATCAATATAATCACCCGTCGCCCTGTTGGTATACCAATACCCAGTGGAATGGTACATCGTCGGGTCCGAATAAGATACCGCGTCGTGAGAAGAGACCCAAGCTACGTGTTTCCCTCCGCTCGGTAGGGCCGTTACTGCGTCAAAATATCCGGTCTTTACAACAATTAAATCGTTAATCATTTCTATATCTTTTGACACATAAAGATTAACGTCATAATTATAAGGGCCAAAAGAGGTGGCGTCAATATATACTTTATTCCAGTTCATTCCTCCGATATCTTCAGTAAAAATATACTGATTTTTCGCTTTCAAAATGGTATCTATCTCTTTTTTGTGCGCTTTGGGTAGACAGGTATATCGATCCAGTTCTTCAATAATAAACCTTTTCACTTCGTTTCTATAAACAGCAAAGGCCTCTTTTATTTCGCCTTTGAAAGATACTTTCGTTTTATAGACTTTGTCTACATACTTCGGAACGTATTGGACTTCAGTATTTGTATCTAGGTTTTTAGCAAAAAGAAAAGACTCGTTCTTCTTATCGTACTGAAAGGACAAGTCACTACTGGTCCTTTCTTCTATATTTTCTACGGACAAAACTCCCTCATCGTTTAAATAAGGAGTCTTAGACAGGGGAACGCTGAAATTCTTTTCTATCTGTAAATACCCCTTGGGCTTCTCTTCGGGCCTTGGCTCGCTTTTGTATTTGTTCCTAGCCATAATGGTAAAATTCGCTGTCTATTATAATATATTACACAATTAAAAGCAAAAAAAACTCGGGGAGTTTCCCCCCCGAGTAATAATTTTCAGCATAATGTCTTAGACAACCATGCCAACGATAGCTTTTGCGTCGATGCAAACGCGGCCCTCTTCCAAGAAACCGTAAAAACCGGTCTTGTCAGCACGAGCAGCGAATTGATCATCAGGCAATGCACTAAAGGTTCCACCACTGTCATTCTGACGAGCGACAGGACGGATAAACGCTTCGCGAGAAGCATCTAAACCGATCAAAAGTTCGTCAGCCGAAGTTGAGAACGGATCGCTTTGAGCATTACCAGAAGCACCAGTATGACCGACACTCTTGGGGCTGAAGTCGTTAAAGAGTATGTTATACTTTTTAGACGTACCAAGCTCAAGGAGGTCAGTAATTCTCACGCCGTAGATCTCGTTGGTGCCAGCGGAATTATAAATTCCTTGTCTGGTTCCATCGGGAAGCGTGGCGTAGTCATTTCCGGCATTCATGGAATTGTAAGCAAAACCACGAATCTGTTGCTTAATCTCGGGGCTTACGAACAAGTCGGTAAGTCCATAAGAGTCACCGCCAGAAGGGGTGTGACCCGACCAAGAGGTGCTTAAGCGCCTCATGAGGGTTAACAACCTGCTCATGTCGTTGACAACAAAGCTGCCTTGCGTATCAGAAGCAAGGACGTGACAGTCATCTTTACCAGATGAATGGGAAGTGCTGGACTCGGCAAGAGCCTTAAGTACAACAGCCCAGCCGTTTCTTTCTTGCTTAACAAGAATTTCCTGTGCCATACGCTCAAGAGCCTTGCTGATTACATCAAGACGACTCTTGCGAGCATACTTTTTCATGAAGCTTACTGCGCTATCGAGACGATAGGTAGCAATCTTCATTTCTTTGACGCCCTCGACTTGCGAGGTCGGCATACCACCAGCAAGATTCTGTGACCAAGTGGTTACATAACCCTCCTTTTCATCATAGAATAAATCAAGCGGATAGCTTGGGCTATCATCTTCATCGTACTCTACGTCGCTAAAAATAAGATTAGCTGTTCCAGCTGTAGAAATGACCTTGGAGATCACGGGGCCAATAAATGCTGCAAAAGCGGAAGCCGCTTCTGAAGAGATAAATTGATCTTTAGAGCCAAGGGCCTTAATTAATTCTACCTGTTCTGGAGTATTTTTTAACTTTAATTTCATTATATTATTTCTCCTATGTTAATTGTTTAGGCCTTGTCGATTACACCTTGGAAGTCTAGCTTCACAAGGACTTCGCCTGTAGTCTCACGGGCGCCTAAGAAGGTCCCGACTCTTTTAAGTCCAGTGCCAGAAGCGCTGCTATGAGCAATAACCGCACCAGCAGCACCAGCGTAAGCTTCGGTACCGGCTGCGATTGCTACATTGTTGCGATCCGCGTCAGCCATATTAAGAAGGACAATGCCCTTGGTTAATACAGGAACGGCTTGACCGCTAACAGACACTTGCATTTCATGAGCTTTACGAGGATGCCAAATAAGCTTTTCCCCGTTCTCATCCGTCTCAGCTACGTCATACATAAGCATACCGAAAGGTGTGTTGCCAGATGCACAAGTTTCCACTCGGGCTTTGACAGCATAACGATCAGTAACCGTGTTAGTATAGCTGTTGTTCGGGCTAACTGCAGAAAGCTCGTGAGCGTCTGACAGTTTCCACCCTGCTGTAGTTTTGAGCTTGACAATTAAGCCCCGCTGAGCGGTAGTACCGTCATACGCGAACATGTTTACTACATCTTGCTCGTCGATTTGTCTAAATGGTAATAATTTTGATGCCATTTTATATTTCTCCTATTATAATTTATTTATTGTTGATATTGATTTCGAATTGATCGAGACCAAAAGCTTTAGCATATTTATCATATACAGTGGGCTCTTGAGCCTCAGAGCTTACCGGAACCTCATCTTGTTCAGTTTCGGCGTTCTCTAAAACCTCTTCTACTACTTCCTTAACTGCGGCTTGAGTCTCCTCGGGAGTCTCAGAAGCGACAGCTTCTTTCTGCTCTTTTACTTCTTCAGTCTTAGCTTCTTCAGCTTTGGCCTCGGCCTCAGCGATAGCAGCTTTACTCTTAGAACTTAAAAGAACAGAGAGCTTGGTTTGGTATGCAGTAAAAGCCTCTTCGTCCATGTCCTTGATATCAGAAGCAATAACTTCCCGATCTTCATCGGTAAGGGCATACTTTTCATCCAAGACGGACATGCGTTGATTAAACTTTTCTTCCGCTTCTCTTTCAGCACTAGCTTTCTCAAGCTCGCCCAAGGCGTCCTTCACTTTGGTGAGTTCGTCGGTTAACTGATCATGCTCCGCTTGAAGAGTGTCGGATTTCTCGGTAGCGGCCTTAAGAGCCTCTTCCTTTTCGGTCATCTCCAGTTTGTACTGATCAGCGGCCTTCTCGAGCTCGCTTTTAATGAAGTCGGTGATGGTAGAAGCAGACATCTCATTCAACGAAGAATCGTTGATTTCATTAATATTTTCGATTGTCTTTTTCATTTTTATTTCACTCGCTTTATTTGTTTCGATTTGTGAACTTTCGTTCTTTTGTTGATTGTCCGGAGATCCCTCCTTCTTATCTTCCTCAGTTGCAACCCCTTTGACTTCCGCCGCGGGAGTTTCAGTGAGGCCGATGCCCAGAGGAACAACTTCGGCCACTACCTGACGATAAACGTTTTTGCCGTTATCCAGCTTTCCGTCACCGCCCAAAGCCCTCAAATGACTACTGAGCTTGTCAATTTCTTCCGCTTCCGTAATAAACTGACCATTCTCAATGTTTTTTTCATCTTCGGGCAAAATCACCAAATGGTAATCGGTAAAACCCAATTCCCAACTGGCTGAAATTTTTAAATAATTCTCACTCGTAGGATCCGCGGAGTCTTCAATCAGGTCTGCCAGTTCAGAGCTGGCGACCTTCCAAATGACTCCTCCCAGCGTAATATTGAAAGGAGCTTTCATTTCGACTGCTTCAGTCTCAGTGAGAGCCTTATCTGTTCCAAACTCGCTAAATCCTGCGGTGAGAATCGTACCTACAATTCTGTCTCTATTATGTTCAATATTTATAGGTTTGTTAATAAAATTCTTATAAACTTTTACTGCTGTAGCGTTATCAATTACATCTCCGTTTTTATTAACCCTATTGGCTACACAAGCATTAAAAGCAATGGGTAACAAATCTACATCTCTATTAGTGTCTACATCAGGAATAAAGTCCGCAATTTCCATTAAACTGGCCATTGCTAGATACTTATCTTTTTCTTCGGAAACGAGCGGTTTTAAAGTAGAACTAAAAACTGTTGTATATTTGAACTCTTTCATATTAAGCCTTTTCTATATAATAAGTTATACTGATGTAATTCGTTCCTGTTACGTCCGTGGACAGACCCTTGTTTTCTCCCAGTGAAAAACCAAGAGGGAAAGTTATGTTTCCGTCTCGCATATAATAAACCCTAGTTGCTCCATCTGCAGCCGTGCCCAGACTTCCGTTTGACGTAGTACCTATACTAAGTATAACATATTGCTTATTTTCTCCCGGCGCCGCGAGAATCCACCCGTTTGTAAGGCTGCTCGCTAGAACGCTTACGACTAATCCCGCTCTAGGTCTTCCTGTATCTTTAAATGCCATTTAATCTAATCCTTTCACTTTTCTGTATAAATTTTTATAGTACTCGTTTATGTTTCGGGGGTTTTCTAATCCCTTTGTCGGAGGCAGCGGAAGTTCGGTTTCCTGTACTTCGATATTCTCTTTATTGAAATTGGGATTACTTTCAAGACGGTCTGGGGAGATACCTTTTGGTTTGATAGCTTGCGGATCCAAGTCTTCTGCTCCCTTTGTTTTTTTAAGCTTGCCGCTCTTATCTCTATACTCCCCCTTTTTGCAAGCGCGCTTTTTCATTTTCTTTTTGGGCACTCCATCCTCACGGCGTTCTACGTTTTTTCCGGGATAACTTTTTTCTGCCTTTGTTTTCTTTTTCCAGTACCCCTCAATCATGATGCATTTGCCGTCCTTCTCTTCATAACCCTCATTACAATTAGGCGGGTAGCCGGCTTTTTGATCGGCGATAGTTCTCCAATTGCGCGTGCCGCAAATACAAGGATTACACGTGCAGTGCTTGCAGGGCTCTTGCTCTTTTAGTTTTTTGATTTGGTCTGTGAAATCTATTTCCATCTTATCCCCAGATAATGTCTAATTTTTCGTAATCATCAAGGTATAGATCATTAACGTCTTCAAACTCATAGTCTAGTTTAAATATTTTAATATCTTCCTCGGCCTGAATAAAGTCCCCCTCTATTGGTAGCCAATTTTCAGTGATGTCAACGAAAGTATTTACTTTAATTCTCGCTTTGGTCTCAAAAACTAATTCTTTTAATTCTGATTTTACTTCTACCCTAGGCGCTTGATAAGTAATTTTGCCTTCTTGTTTCATTCTCAAGAACATATTAACACGAGCCATGGCGCGTAACCCCTTGTCCTTTTCCACGGTTTGCGCTCCGCGCCTATATACTTTTTTTAGTTGACTAGAGGATACCTTAGAGTCGTATTTGTTATTATGTTCTTTGATTTTTTGCTCTAATGCGGCTATTACGTTTGAAGAAAATTTAATAGCTTGCTCTTCAGAAGGACGTACATCATCAATTTGCTCCTGATCATCATTCTGTTCAGAAGCATTTACTTCAAAGTTTTCAAACTCGAGTTTATCCATAAATAGATCTATCTTAAAATTATTTGTCTGCGCAATAAGAGCTAATAATTAATACACCTATTTTAGTTTAAATATCGCCAAAACTAAAAAAAAATAACCCCCCATCTAAAATGGGGGGCTTGCGAATTCTCTATAGAGAATCTTACTTCTTCTTTTTGCCGTCTCCGCACTTAAGTGATGGAGTTGGTACAGACACTTCTATAAGAGGTGCTACTACCGATACACCTTCCTTACTGACGCTTGCTCCAACCAGTTTATTATGACTGTTAGCTTTAGGGCCAAGGGTGACTGACGGCAGATTTTGAGTTACGGCGCAGCCCACGGAATAAGCCGTGAGCAACGCCCCGATACAGATAATTTTAATCATTTTCATACTATTTATCAATTAAACCCCCTCTTTGAGGATAGATTAATAATAGCAGAATACCGAAGCTAAGGCAAGTATTTTTTTACTTTTTACAGGCGCAGGCGCAGTCTTCTACAGCGCAAGCCCCAGAATCGCAACACCCAGCGTCGCAACACCCAGCGTCGCAACCACATCCGTCACACCCGTTATCGCCGTCGCTAAGCCAAACGCCCAGTACGATTCCCGCTCCGAGCAAAACTGCCCAAGCCCATAGTGGAATTAATTTTAAATTTTTCATAATTTTATTCTCCTTTCCATTTTAGTAGATATATTTTGTCAATAACTGTTTTTTTTTCATAAAAGCTTTCGACTTGATCAACTGGATATACTACCCAATGATATTGTCTAGATAGTAATTTACCATGAATTAAGACTATAGCAATGTCTTTTAGAGGATCAAGCGAGCTTAATTTGTTAATGGTGACGATATCAAATCCATGTTCACTTGCGATCTTTTTGATTTCCGCGGGCCAAGTTATCTGTATGGCATTCTTATCAAAAAAAGCCAGAAGCTCTTTTCTAGCCATTCCTTTGGACTGAATTCGTTTACTAATCAGTTCCGCTCTTACGCAATAAGCTATTCCTTTTTTTTCGAAATATGCTAAAAAAGCTTTTTCTAAAGCTTGTGGGCCGCAAGAACAATAATGTGCTTGATAGTATCCTTCCGAGTTTTTTCTATGAGGATTGATTACCCCACACCCAAGGATTGGTCCCACTGCCAGAATCAGAGCCGCTAGATATGTCATTATCTTCAATTTCTTCATCTAAGTCTTCTTCGTGTTCGTGAGGTTGATCTCCACCTTCGTGAGAATGGACTTCTCCGCCTTCATGTTCGTGAAGCAATTCGTCTTCTTCAACGACCTCTTCAACGACCTCTTCAACGACCTCTTCAACGACCTCGTTAGCGTGATCGTTTGAGCCCGCTATTAAAAAATTTGCGTATTCGCCTTGGAAATCCCCAGAAACATTTTTAAGTACATAAGCCTCTGCCTCTTCTAAATTATTAAAGTTTATTCTGTGAGCGCTAACTGATCTTCCCTTGCTCGACCACTCCTGCCCATCCTTAAGGCAGTAATGATACTCCCGTACGTTGCTTATAAGGTCGACCCAGTTCTTTATGTCGTCATCCCCGCCGTAATTAAGCACAATAAAATCGGATTCTTCATTGTGTAAGCTTTTTATTTCATCAAGAGATAGTTTCGGATAAGTTAATATATGTAAGTCTTTCATTGTTTACCTCATTAAGTAATACACCACATTAATCCCCAAGCTTATACCTAATAGCGCAGAGACAATAATAAGAATCATTCTATCTGGAGTTGCCATCATAGAGGATTGACGCATTTTTTTTCTAGACGGAATGTTCATCTTTTTAGTTTTGTCGAGTTTGTTCTCTGCCATCTCAGAGCCGGGAACGATCCACCAAAACCCGTCTTTATCCTGCACGGCCCAATCGGTCTTTTTTTTATCCCAATAGTGAGCGTTGGTTTTATTAAAAATGCGGAGACTCATAAAGGATCCAATTAGCTTCGCTTCTACTAGGGGGTTCGGGTAAGAGGTTATTATCTCTTAATCTTTTAACCAGCCCTTCTATAATTCGATTTTGATATTCTATAGTAGCTTTTTGTTGATTAAGTACATTAACCAACTCGTTAATAAGCTCTCCTTGTTCTTGGAGTGCGTCACTCTGCCTCTCCATTGCTCCCTCTGTTAACGTGAGCGCTTCTCCTTGATCTTGTATAAGACCAATAGCCTCCACGTTGCTTTTCATTAATTCGTTTAGCTCTTTTTCGTAATCCGCTGTCAGCTTTAGCGTATAACTAAAAAAGCAGATGATCAGAATTAAAACTGAACAAACACATACATAGTGATCTAGCACCCCGGCCCATACGGCGCCGAGCCAACCTTTAAATTTAAGTAGTAGGTTTTTCATAATTAAAAGAAAAATTTTGGTTTTCCGTCCTTGCGATGCTTTTCTCGAATCTTATCCGCTAGTCTTTTATCAACCATAGCTAAGACAAAACCGGCCTTTTTTGCAAAGGCTTCTTGTTGCGGGTGTTTGGACTGCTCTTTAAACTCTGCTTCCATTTGAGCTAATACCCCGCGAATCTCTGGGTAGGTTAGCACGTAGTATAATTACACTTTATAAGCGCTTTCTACTGTGCTGTCGTTTTATTAAAAGGGGACTTTTTTAATATTCTGGTCTTTTCTTCCTTTTTCTCTTCTTTTTTTTGCTTGTTTTCTTGCGCGTCCAAGTGTCTAGTCTCTCTAATTACCGGGTCTCTATTTAAAGCGGCTAGGACTGTTTCTATTGCAACCGTAGCTCTTTCATGCTCGGCATAAGTCATCTTGTTAGCTCTCGCTAACTGCGCTAGCATATTAAATGCTTCACCTAAATCCATTTTTGGTTTATCCTTTTTCATATTAAAACTGGGGGTATATAGTACTTGAGCCAGAAATCGCGGAGGTTATTTTCCCCGATACAAAAACCCCCTCTGTTGGATTTTCTAAATCCATATAATTAGAAAATTTCAAAGAGGCCGTTTTATTCGAGCCGATGCTAGAGTCATAGCTTATCCCTTCGAACTTGGCTCCAGAAAAAATATACTTACTAAGTGTAGAATCATCTTTATCTTTTAGGTCTATAGTAACATTATAATTTTCGTTTTCTTTCATGTTACCTAAGAACGATCCAGTTATATTTTCTTTTGCCATGATTCCGAAGGAAAGGTCGGACATCATGGGAATCTTAGGCTTCCTTTCGGAGATTAGTTTATGACCCACAAATGCTATATCGTCTCTAGCTATCGAAAAGCCAACGGAGCACTCTGTTATTTCATCATTAAGAAATCCGGTTACGCCGCTTACCCCCGCGTTAGAAACGGTAACTACAGTTCTTCTATAGTCTTTTGTAAAGTCGCTTGTGTAATTTGGGTCATCTTTAAAAGACTTGGGAATGATAAACTTCCTAGCGTCCGTTATTTCGCTTATCACGATGTCTTTAAGCCAAGCTACGTCGGTTGTCGTATTACCACTCCATTTTGTCCCTTCCTCGGGCGCGCCAGTCATTATTAGATATATCTGAATATAATTCGTTTGGGCCGTAAACTCTAATGAAAAATATTGCCAAGTTCCGAGCTGTTGAGTAACTGCGTCCCCAATATTATAAACAGACTCGGTAGATGTATTTCCATCATAGAAACGGATGGAGTCAAAGCTTGCTGATGAGTGCAATCGGCCCCATCCTGTAATTTTATATTTTTTACCTATTGTTAAGAACGCGGTATCTCTTTCTATATAATGCGTTTCGTCATCGTCATCACCGACTTGTATCTCAAGCGGATTGGGCACACCGTCTACAACGTCAACTATATCCGTCACCACGTTCTGCGCGTCCCAATTGTCTGTGTCCGTAACGAAATCTGAGATGTAAGCATCGGTAATTTTATTCGTAACTTTTCCATCTTTTAAATCTAGGTGAGGAACGTAAATTCCGCTGCCAGATGCGTAAGCGTTCATATTATCTGCAGCGTAGCTTAAGCTAACGGCTGGTAAAGATCCCGGGGAGATATCCAAGCTATAGCTATTTAAATAACAATTTTGAAAAGCAACAACGCTATACCCGGTTGCGCTTGAGTCACCGATCTCGGATTCGGTGTGCTCATAACTTTCTAGTTCGCTACCATGCGGCCACGTCGCGCCGGAATGCATGTCTTCCTCTTGACTATTAACAGTTAAATAGATATTCCTTGCATCTTTTGTCCTTGAGGTCAGTATGTCATGAGTGAGACACTGACTTAAGCCCGTATTTAAACCGATTCTTCTTTCGTTATCAACGCCGTTCAAAAGATAGGAAAAAGAAACGTTTATCGCGGGAGGCTCATTAACTCTTCTAGAAAAAGGCTTTGACCTTCCTAAAGTTAAAGCATCTTGCTGAGGTAAATCTATAGAATAATTAAAATTCTGAACCCTAGTTAATCTTTTTAGAACTTGGTGATTAACTATACCTGTAACCAAATCGTCCGCTTCGTCAGGCGCAGATCCCACGAATACGTCTTGGACATTGTGGATAATTCTATTTCTAGACATGTCATTCTTTACTTAAATATAAGATGCTAGCGAGGTAATCATCTACCTGATGTTCGGCGGCGACAGCTTGAATTTCTTTTACTCTGTCTGGATTTGTATCCACCGGATTCTTTATATAGTCTTTAGCTTTTTTGCTCCAGTTCCCCGGTTCTTCGTTAGCGACAATTATCTTGGTTATATCAAAAGCGATAGCTTTTTGATCTTCGCTTAATTCTTTTATTTTGTGCTTCCTTCTTAATGAAGCTTCTACTTTTTTATTGAGCTTGTCTGCTTCGATAAAGTTGTCTTTAACTTTTGTAAGCAAGAAGTTATATGAGTTATACGGCTTGCCGTCTTTCGTGTACTTTGCTCCGATTGGCGACACTCGCTTCGTCGTCTGTGGAGAGCTCGTTCCTCCGGGACGACCAGCTTGCTGGTTTGGCTTTTTCTGCTGAGCCTGTTGTTTGCTAGTTTTTTCTACTTGTTTTATTTTTTCATCATTGATCTTTTCTTGAGACTTTAAGCTTTCCTTCTGAAGCTCCATGGATGATTCGTGTTGTTTGTCAGCCATTTCTTTTTGGGTAACGGGCCCGCCGACCACGGGCTCGTAAAGACCCTTGCTTTTAAGTTTCTTAAATTGCTCTTGAGAAGTAATCGATTCTTCATTTAGTGGTAATCTACCATTTTCAATTGCTTGCATTCCCTCTTCGGGAGTCATGATTCCCATCTCCACAAACCTTGCGTAAATCCTAGCCAAGATTGGGTCATTCTTGAGTGACAACTTATGGAAGTTAGCTTTGGGGTAACTTTTAAAACCCAAATCTTTTGCTATCCTTTTTATCTCGGGAAGTAAAAACTGATTTAAAAAAGCTTGCCTAGCTTGTTTAAGCCTAGCGACGAACATTTCGACCTTAATCGATTGGTTTGCGAACTTTTCTGTCCCGCCGGTGATGATTGCGCTTAATCCCATGGCGATGTCTTTGTCAACGACTTCGTATTTTTTGGGATCAAGTATATTCCCGATTTCGGGAACTACAAAGTTTGCTTTAGTGGTGTAATCTGCTATTAAAACTCTCCCTACCGATTCGTTTCTGAAAAGTTCTTGCATCGCTGCGAGGTTTTGTTGATTAACTCCGCCCTTTTCGGGATCCGTTCCCATCGTAACAAGAAGAATGGTCTGCTGCATTGTACGAGAAACAGCCATGTCCATTTTTTTCATTTCCGCTTTCCAGTTGATGTCATCTAGCACTGGATAACCCATGGGAACAGCTAGCGGCTCATAATCTTGCTTCTTGTAAAAAACGGCATTAATTTTATTTTCATTAAGTGGAATAACGACGTCGGTATTAGTTTTAATTTGCTCCTTGCTCTCTGGAGATAAAGCATTATAAACTTCTTTATCCTCTTCCGTCCTCGGATTTCTAAGTCTAGATAGCTCATAACCCGTGATTCTTTTATAGTAAACACTTGCCGCAAAAGAGATGTTTCCGCCGACTTGTATATCAGCAGGATTTAAAATAACATATCTAGCGGGAATAATATATTTCTGATTTGCAGCGGACAGACCGAAGGTCCGCGTCATTTTATTTAAATCTGACTTTTTAATTTTAGAATCAAACCTATAGACAAACACATTACCACTACGATAATACTCTCTAAAAAATCTATCTTGTAGATTCCACATATTTACCTTGCTAAACAGCGTATTAAAAAATTCCCTAGACTTTTTGCTTCCTCCGGTAAGATAAATGTCACTACAAGAAAACTCGGCCATCATGTCGATTGCGTTTCTAAATACAGAAAAGTTATAATACGCTTTTTGGCATAAAATAACTGCGTCTTTTACGTCAATATTGGAAGTCTTATTTCCGTATCCAGCCGTACTGTAATTAAATGGGATCATTCCCATATCAATATTAATAAACCTATCTGTTCGTTCTATGCTGGAAGACCTGTTCCGTCTTGATCGGGTCGCTGTCGTTGCCGCAGAGGACTCCATAAGGGGTGTGGCGGAAGCGGCCGCTTTTCCCGTCTTTCTCCTCGTCCTTTTCGCGGGGGTTTTGGTGGGTGTCTTAGCGGTTGTCTCTTTTGGGCTATTTTGACCTTTTTTCATCTCTTTAAATATTTACACTAATTATATCATCCTTGGAACAAAAGTGCCAACATTATCTTCAACAGGTTTTGCCATCATATCAATGTAGCATTTAGCTGCCCAATTAGATAGCATAAGCGTCGTATAATTATCTTTGCGAGCCCTAGACGCGCTTGTGGAGCGTTTTAGGTGCTGAGGAAGGTCAAATGTTTGTGTGCCCCTTGCGGTCGTTTTAACTTCAATTAGGGTACATTGCTTTTTTGTTTGATATATTAAAGCGTCCTGACTTTCGATAAATTCAAGTACCGTCGGTTCGGGGATGTTTTTTAAGGTGACTCTTTGGCTCGAGTACCTATTGAAAGCGGTCGGGTTAGCTACCGTTTTTGAAGCAAACCATATCTTTTTATGATCAATAGCGGCCTGTAAGTGCTCATTAGCCTTGCGTAGCCAGTCAGACGAAAACACTTGCTTAAAGCATATGACTTTCCCTTCTTTGTTATATGCTCTTCTCGCGTTAATTAACTCTTTATCATAATCCGCGCCATCCAAGTCGCTTTTAAAGTCAAAAAACTTTAATTCTATTTTATCATTTCTAAATAAGCCATTTTCATTACAGCTATCTATAAATTGATAACCTGCATTATCAATAACAATCATTTCTAAATTGAAATTTTTAACTACATGATACATATATCGGATATGGTCCTTAAGGTTCCCGCCCGCAATCGCATAGCTATGAACTAACGTACTTTGCTGCGCTTCTTCGTCTAGCTCTAAAATAGACATAGCGAAAAAGTCAGAGGTCGGACTATTAGAGAAGCTGGGGTCAATGCCGAGTATATATTTTTTATCTTTATCGCCCATTATTTTTGTTGTCGGCGATTCTCCGTCTGGCACCGTACACAGGTGCATTTTTTTTGCACTAAAATAGCTATCCGACCCGTCGGTAAATTGAGCGCAGTACTCTCGCATAAAGCTAGAATGACTTTGCCCTCCATTTTGGGCCTCCTCGATAATAGTTGTGTCAATCATATGCTCTGGTAATGCTTCGTATCCCATTTGAGAAATAAAATAATTTGCGTCAGACGTTTCTGAACTATAAATTTTTTCTGTCCATTCTTTATATTGTTTATATAAATTTTCAAACGTATAAGAGGCAGAAGACAAAGCAATCATTTTGGAGTCGTTTTCAAATACCATTCTGTCCCCCTCTTCTATTTTACCCTCAGAGATGAGCTTGTCTTCCATTTCTCTTATCTCTATCCGCTCTTTCATGTCTTGCGGCGCCACCAGAAAGGGCATTAAAACTGTTTTAATCAAATCTTCCGGGAGTAAGAGATACTCGTCGAGCACGAGTACGTTAGCGCGGAAACCACGAATTTTTTCACCGCTTAACGGAATAGCCGTAATCGTGCCGCCATTAATATCCCACTTAAATTGATCATTGCGTTTTGACTTTGCTCCGAAAGCTTGCATTAACAGCTCCGCCCCCTTAGAGTCTACTATCTTTTCCAAATTTTCAAATATAAATCTCGCTGTACGAAAGGTGGGGCCCGCAATTAAAATTTTCGTTCCGGGCTCAAAAATACACTGAAGGAAGCAGAAGACTGAAGCGATAAAAGTTTTACCACAACCACGACCCCATACACACATGGAGAAGTTTCTATTCATCATTCCCTTTAGTGTAATCTCCTGAAAAGGGGCTAGCTTAATATCCGATATTAATTCTGTAGTTAGCCCCAAGTTAGACTTAAGGAACTTGGCTAAAGAAATTTTAGCCTCTTTATCTAAAAGATCGCCCTTCAGCTTCAAGAGCTCTTGATTAACGTTAGGAATATCTTTATTATATTTGTCTGGGCAGTACCACATACTACAATTTTCTAAGGTCATAAGCTAGCTGCAAGTCAACCTTATGATATATCCTTCCTTGTAAAAATAGCTTTTCAATTACCCTAGAGGCTTCTTTCCTGCCCTTAACAAATAAAAAATGTAAATTTTTATGGGACTGTAATAGCTCCCTTACGTTATGAAAAATAAATTCAGGCGTAGCTTTTATCTTCTTAGAAACATAGGGCAGGTGATTAAATGATAAACAGCTAGTCATACTCTCTTCGACTAAAACTACCAATTTAGCCTCTTGTTCTTCCGATCTCTCTATCTCCTTCTTAAACCTTTGTAATCCTCCGCTCATGGTTCCTATAAAATCCGTAATTGACTTCCTCTCTATGTAGGTATTAAGACTCATCGACGAATTACTAAATGCATAGTCTCCGAACTTTAGGGTCTGTACTTCAATTGGTAATGCGAACTTGAGGGGCTTTTGCTCCCTTGTATCAACGAATATTTTATGTAGGCGATTTTTAAAAGCGCTGGCTTCATCTTGAGTGTCTTGTACCTCAGTTGGATACTTTGTATATTTGTTAATCAAGCCGAAATTTTTCTCCGCGTGGTGATAATAACTACCCAAGGATTGCTGTAGAAACGGCACAGGCGGACACATTAACGATCGTACTTCCACTTCGCAAGGGGTGTATTTTATTTGTTTTTTTGTTACCCTTCTCTTTAAATAATCATGACAATAATTTTTAGCAGATTCCGCGTCGGCGGTTTTGAACCACGCCTTCATACTTGTTCTAGTATTAAAATCTTCAGAATAATATTGATTTTTGTTTTTAAACTTTATTAAGTCGCCAGTGTGCAAGTCGCGCCTAGGATAATAAGCGTGATAATAGTCTACAATTAATATCTTATGAGATTTTAGGTGTCTATGTAAAGCCACGTCGTTCTCGAAACAATCCTTACATTTTTTACATCTAACCATCTAAAACCTCCCCTTCTGATAGCCCCAATATTCTAGCTTTAACATCGTCCATTGAGCTTAAATTATTAACTTCATCTTTAACTATTTCCTTACGTTTTTCCGCTAACTCTATCATCTTTTTCCGCGTCTCTTCTTCTTTCCACATTTCCACAAGACTAAGAATGCTAGCATTTTCTTTAATTTGTTTTTTAAGTTTATCGCTTCTTTTTTCTTTTAAGCTCTCGAGGAGCTTCTGTTGTCGATTAACACATTGATTATATTCCGTTTGCGCAGTATTGATAGCGTCCACAAGAGCCATGGCGATACGCCTACCGTCCGTGTCTTCTGCGGACGCATCGAGGTGCTGTTGCAAACGCTCGACTCTTCTTTGGATATTAGAAGCAATAACAACTTCCGTTGATAAAACTATATACTGATCTACTTCTTCTTGAGTTAAATCATTTTTATCATGCGTATAACGGACGAAACTACTTTCAAACAGCTCCCTGTCTGTTTGACTTTCATAAGTGTTCATTTGATGGAGGAATCTGTAGGTGTGAAGATAACCTATTAAAGAATTGATATCTTTTTTATTCCTAGGGGTAATTTTATTTTTATCTATACCATTTAAAACATAATGATTAATTTTGGCGATTGCTGCTGGCATAGTCTTCGGCGGCTTATATTCTTCCTCTGGGATTTGACTATTCGGCTGAAAAGCTGCGGCAGGATTTAACGTCTTCACATATTCATCTACAGCCCTAGATTCTTGATTAAGGTTTGTCAGTTCGTTTTTTTTAAATAAAACTCTAGCCATCTCTACCGCAGACATCATTCCAAAGTTGTTATTAATAAACTCTTTGTAATCTTCCGTTAGCTCTATCTTCTTCGGTTGATACTGGTGAGAAGCGAGAGGCTTAATTTCCCTCGTCGCTAAAAAAGCCTTGACTGCTTTCCCCTCTTTGCTCCGACCGTCTAAGTAAGGCTCTTCTGGATACGCAATCCTAATCAATTCCAAAAGCGAAGGCGGATTACTTTCTCTATCGTCCCACTCTTTGAGGACCTTTTCCTTTTGTTCTTCTGTTAATTCTATTTTGTTCATTACCAAATATCTACCTCTCCACTATTGACTAGCTCTTTCGCTTTTGTAATTATTTTCTTTTTAACGTTTTTAATTTGCTTATACCCCGGAGACTTATTTTTTTCTGAGGTTTTATATCCCATTTCTTTAGCGGCTTCTAGCTCACTTAAGTGATCTATATATAATAAAACATAAATCTTCCATTCGTGAGGCTTTAATACTTTTTCCATTTTTTTATGTAAATTACTAGCGCTTTTTTCTAAATTTATATTTTGCGTGTTAGATATATGATATACTTCTTGTTTATAATTTTCAAGTGAAACTGGCATTTTTGCCGCAAGCCCGCTTTTCTTATTTTTTTCCCAGTTCTTATATAAAGGACACAGGCTGCATTGAGTTTCGTATATGTCGCATTTAGTTTCTTCCTTGGCGGCCTCGCACCTATTGCACGGTTTAATAAAGTTTGTATAATTGTTTCGTATTAAATTTTTAATTTGATTAGTTATAACTGTTCTAATCCAAGGCTTTAGGTTCTTGGTGGGATCATATAGGTGCCATTTTTTAAAAATATGGAACCTCAGTATCTGAGATACATCGTCGTAATCCATCCAAGTTAAAGAAGTTAAGCTCCACTTATACCTTTTTTTTGCAATTTCTTCGTTTATAACATCTATATAATCCTCGTACCTTTTCTTGATCTTCTTCTTAGTCGTTTTCTTTTTAGGTTTCCGGTCCATTCCCACCTCTTATTGACCCCGCTTCTCTTTGAAAATCTTCCATTGTATATTTTTCGTCGACCGCGGGAGGTTTCCCTTCCATTCCCTGACCTTCTTTTGCCGTGCCTAAAATAGACCCTAGTTTATCTGTGTTCGTCCTTCCTGTATCTATATCTACATCTAGCCCGTTTTGCAAGTTAAAGTCTGTTTCTTGCTCTTCTTTTTCTTCAATGTTTTCGCTTTCGTCTTCCAAAGAGGCTTGTGATTCTTCGCCAAAAGATTTCCCACATTTTTGACAAAAATTGGGTTTTTCAGAAACGTAGGCGTTTAGCGCTCCGCACTTTTGACAATATAGCTTTAACATATCAGTATATTATACCACTATTTGAATTATTTTGTTAATTTTTTATGCTCTACCGCTAAAATAGACATGGAGAAGTCCGCTAAAAAAGAGGCGCTTGAGATGGCCGAAAAGATTATGAAATTATCTCTATACTACTGTAAAGACTCGGACGATGAAATAAGAGCTTATTCAGTTAGAATTAATAATGAAGCTCATGAATTAAGCAAAATAATAGAAAGAAAACTTACTGACCAAATTCATAGTTAAAAGTTTCTATATCACTTTTGTATACCTCGTTAATTAAGTCTATTGAGTTTTGGTTATACAAGTCATAAGGGTTCCCGTTGTATCTTATTCCTAATGCGGGAGCGACCTTTCTAAGGGGAGTTAAAACGTCTATTCCGGTCTTTTCTTTAAACCTAGAAGGAAAAACTTCATTGATCTCTTCTAGCTTAAAAACGTCAGTTACTAATTTTTCTTTAGTTTCTCTATCGCAGCAAAACCACTCGTAAGTGGGGGGAGCTATATCGTTATGAATACCATAATCTAAAAAATCATTAAAGTGGTGATGAAAAGACGTGCTCTCGTCCCATTCTCCCTTATGCATTATCGTTTTAAAATTTTTATCTGGCTGGAGAAAAAAGTACCATGATACGAACCTCGTAAACGGATTCCTTATTGTCGTAAATGTATAATAAGTGTCCCAGTTACCGTAGTCCTCGTCCGCGGTAGAATCATCCACGTCGTTGATCGCGGGTTTTAATTCAGGGGCACTAATATGCAATAAATTAAGAATCCCCCCTTTAACCAAATTGACCTGTTCTTCGGTTAAGTCTCCTTCCTCAGCGGTTTTGGGGTCAAACCTTAATACGTGACCGATTCCCGCGTCCATATAGGGCCCCATCATTTTCCTAAATAAAGAAGAGCCACATTTTGGGTTAGACAAGAAAATAAATTTATGTCTATAACTGATGATCATTTTTCTTTATGACAAAGGCAGCCGCACTTGTCTAAAGTACAAAGTCCCACCTTACAAACCCAATGTCTAGCTTTATTAAAAATTTTTTTTAACCAAGCTTTTATAGCTCTAGTCCATGCTCCGTATTTTTCAGGATCCTTTAGATTTCCGTACATTTCTTTTTACTTTCTTTTTGGGTGCAGCTTTTTTCGTTGCAGGTTTTTTATTGTTGATTTGGTGTTCGGGCATCATCGCTCGGACTTCATCTACTAGGCCTAGTGTTACGGCTTCGTCTGCGTCTATCCACCAATCTTTGCGGTCCCAGTTTCTTTTAATTTTAATTTTGGTTAGATTTGAACGAGATACAAAAATATCTAAGCATCTTTCTTCAATTCTTTTAACTAGCCTTACTTCGTCTTCCACTTCGTAAGTTTTGCCGATTGCCCCGAAGGCCGCACGGTGAATCATCATCCAAGCCTGATGACCAATCCATCTGGTGCTCCCAGCTTGAAGAAGGATCCCAGCCATGGACGCAGCCATTCCTAACGACCCCGTGGTGATATGGTGCCCTTTGGCTCTTAATTCTTGAATAAAATCAAATAATTCAAATCCATCGATAATGCTTCCTCCGGGAGAAGAGAAGACTATTTCTATCTTACATTTCGGATCCTTGCGATGCCACTGGGTGAGCTTGCTCATACAGGCCTGAACAGAGTGGTGAGAAACGTCTTTAGAAAATCTATATAAATTATTTTCTTCGTCTGAGTAGGTATCTTTGTTTCTAGAAGATAAAGCTTTTTCGTATTCAAGGTAGGCCTTCCCGGACTCACTCTGCATTTTTTCAGTTTCAGCCTTAGTCTTATCGATTTCTGCCAGTTTTTGGTCCAGCTCGGCCTGTTTTATTTTTACATCAAGTTCTATTTCTTTTTTGGTTCTTTTAATTATTTCTTCACTCATTCTTCTTCCTCCTGTTTACTAAGTTTTTGAACGATAAATTTAACCAATTCAGATCTCATAATATCCTCTTCAGTAAAATTAAAATTATATATCCCCATTGCTGCGCTTTCGTCGTCAGAAAATATATTTTCTAGCTTTTCGAAAGCTCCTTGATTATACTCCCCCCTTAGGTCTGTTTGCATGGGGTCCGCTAACACGAAGCACCTGCTGCCCGGTCCCATTCTTGTAAGCACGGTTACGATCTCTTTTAGTGTAGAGTTCTGCGCTTCGTCTAGAATAATACACTTTCCTGTCCAGTTCATGCCTCTTGCGAAGTTCACTGGAAACATAGAAACTCTTTTTTCCTCTTCTAGCTTTTCGGGTTTGGTAGTTATTAATAACTCGTCTAGCTTATCTAAAAATGGCAAGTTATAAAATTTTAATTTATCGTCCGCTGATCCCGGGAGAAAACCCAGTTTAGATTCAGAACTCTCTACGGCTGATCTCAAATACATAATATCTGAAATAGCTTTCATATTTAAAAGCTGCAGCCCGCAGTAAACGGATAAAAGCGTCTTGGATGTGCCCGCTGGTCCATTGACAAAGACTATTTTGGTATTATAGTCTAATGCTATTCTAAAAAACTCTTTTTGTTTCTCGGTCCACGGTAGTTGGTTAATTTTAATTTGTCTTTTGATTGGATTTTCAACAACAAATTTTTTTTCCGTTTCGTTTAGATCGTCAGCGAATTCTCTATCGCCCCTAATCTTAACCTTACCATTAGTTTTTTTAGCAGGCATTAATTAATATTACACACTATAAATCACGAAATTCGGTATCATATATACTTTTATAGTAAGCAACTGTTCTAGCTATACCCTTTTCAAAGGTTATTTTTGGTTTCCATTTTAATTCTTTTCTAATCTTCGCTGCGTCTATGGCGTACCTAAAGTCATGCCCCAGCCTGTCACAAACAAATTCCGTACAGTCTTCAGACTCTACTTTTAAAATATCGCACACGGCTTGAATGACATCTAAATTTCTTTTTTCACAATTTGCTCCTATATTATACGTTTCCCCCTCTCTGCCCTTCTGGAGTATGGTAAGCAAAGCATCGCAATGATCTTCGACATGGATCCAGTCTCTTACGTTTAAGCCTTGGCCATATACAGGTATCTTTTTTCTTTTTAATATAGAATTGATGATTGTGGGGATAAATTTTTCTTCATGCTGATAGGGCCCATAGTTATTGGAGCAATTTGATATCGTAACGGGCATATCATACGTGTGGTAGTATGATCGTACCAAATGATCAGAAGACGCCTTAGAAGCAGAATACGGGTTCCTAGGAGCGTATGGTGTTTCTTCTGTAAACTTCTTGTCTTCCTTTTCTAGATGACCGAATACTTCGTCGGTTGAAATGTGATGAAATCTTTGTATTTCGTACTTTTTTGCTGCCTCTAAAAGATTAAGCGTTCCAAGCACGTTAGTCTCGATAAAGGTTTGGGGACCCAAAATAGAATTGTCTACGTGAGACTCTGCGGCGAAGTGAATTACGTGAGTAATTCCATATTTCACAAACGTGGCATCCACATACCGAGAGTCCGTTATATCAACGTTGGCGAATTTTAGTTTTGGGTGGTCTTCTACGTCTTCTCTTATGTTTTCATAGTCCGCAGCGTAGGTTAAACTATCCATTACAACAAACAGCTTAAAGCCCGCTCTTTTCTTTAGCACGTATTTAAGAAAGTTGGCTCCAATGAACCCCGCTCCGCCTGTAATTAATAAATTCATTAGTTATGTACAAGTAATGTTTTATGAGATTTTGAGACTACTGTTTCTTCTGTTTTTGTTTCACTTATGCTGTGTGGCAGAGTATCCAAGGCGTCATTAAAATAAAACCAATCTCCGTCGTGCTCGTTATGTTTAAATCCTATATTTTTAACTACACTATTTTTAATGGCAACACAACCCAAATCCACATATGCATGCTGTAGTTCCGTATACAAAAGCGAATAACTTCCTGCTCCCGGTGGATAAAAATTGGGGTGACCCGGATTATTATGAGAATGGATCATATTCCAATAAAAGAGCTTTAAGTCTGGATTTAAGGAAAACTGTTCCAAAACATATTTTACAAGGATAGGAGCATAATAGTTGTCGCCATTTGTGTGAAGTAATACATTAGAGTTAGCCTCAATGTATTTTGTCATCCCATAATCCCTACTTTCGTGCCCCCAAGGAGTTTCAGATTTTTTAGGTGTGTGATCAAAGACAATGTTGGATTGGTTTATGTAATTATCGTCAACCAAGGTTTGTTTAATTCTGTGATATTCGTCATCCTCACCATCATGAATAAGGTACAGGTTCCAATCTGGACTAGTCTGTGACTTAAAACAATTAATAAGGCACTTTAGCGGCTCGTCTTGGTGATAAGTCGCTACTATAACGTCTAGCTTAGCTTCTTCTTTCATATTTATTGCCTTCCAACGCTAAATTAATAAAAGGATTTAGTGAATATATATTTGTTCCGTATATTTCTTTTATTTTTTCTTTCACCTTAATGGTGTGATCTTCTATACTCGTTTTTAACCAAGTGTGATATACGTCAATGTTTCCTTGGTCGGGATTTAAATTTTTATAATAATCTTTAACCGTAATTTCTCCGTTAAGCGCGCCACAATCGTGTCCGCAAATCAATATGTTTTTTGCTCCCATATACGCTGCCAAATGTAGAGCGCTAGTAATTGTAGACCAACTAACAACTATATCGTCTGTTCCTATTACGTCTAGGTCGGGCTGTTCCTCGGGCTTGCTCGGGTGAGTAAAAAAATAGAAATCGCAATCTATAGTATTTTCTTGAGTACCCGGATTTCCATGTCGCCACTGAGAGAGTATAACCTTAGTTTCGTTTAAGTTCTCTTTTAGTTCTTCAAACCCTCTATGATCTTTATTTACGGTATAGTCGCATTTGAAAAAGTTACTAATTCTATTAACTCCTATGACTATCTTATTTTTATCAAAAAAACCGGGATCAACATAGTTCATAGAAGGCCCAGCGGCGACAACCCATATATCCTTTCCTTTGTGTATATTTTTTAGTTCTTTATGCGACTTTCTCACTATTTATTATAACAATTTTTCAATTAAAGTCAAATCGTCTAACGTATCTATTTGAAAACTCCTGTATTTCGGCATCTCCACCATTCCTATTTTACCGCTGTACCTCAACCCAGAGCTTAATAGGGCTTCCTTAGTGGTAATATAAAAAGCTCCGTTTTCCACGTAAGTTTCTGGAACGTCTTGCCTCATGGGCCTGCTGTTTAAATCCCAGTTGTGCGGTGTCCCATCTAAATTCCACTCTGGAATCCAATGCTCTTTATAGACAGAGAATACCGAGTCGTAGTCTTCAATCATTCCCAAGCCTCGATTTATATCTCCCGGCTTAAGAAGGGGTGATGTGGGCTGAATAAATACTAATATATCGAAGTCTATATTTTCGGCAAAATGGATTAGCGCTTCATCGCTTTTCGAGTGATCTTGGGAAATCTCATTCGGTCTACGTATAACACGTGCACCTAACCCGTCGGCTACGCCGCTTATTAATGGACAATCGGTGCTTACCCATGTTTCATCTACCTCAGACCCTCTGGAGGAATCAATTACATATTGCAGAAGGGGCGACCCTTTTAATTTAATTATGTTTTTGTTGGGTATACCCTTGCTTCCGCCCCTAGCTAATATGACCGTGCATGTTTTCATTTCTTTTTAACTATAAACGCAGTATTGTCCCTGATAGACTCCGTGCCGCCGAGAGAGTCGTCTGGATCAATACTTTTTGCTTCACCCATGATCTCTAGTTCGTCTTCGTGTTTTTTTATAATGTCCCTAATGGCTACCGGACATTCTCTTTCTTTACCTTTCCAAGAAAAGGGTAAATAATCATCGAATACTATATACCCCCCTGAATTTACCAAAGGAAAATAAAGCTGGAAATCTTTAGTCACACCCCAATACCTGTGATCACCGTCTATAAAAAGTAAATCTATTCCGTCTGGACAAGAGTCATTTACTAAATCTCTTGTTCCTTCTTCATTAGAGTTGGCTTTAATGATCTCACAATTATAATTGTGTGAGTTAAAATGCTGAACGTTTTTGTTGGTATAAAAATTAGATGCCCCCGAATCAAATAAATCACAAGTAATAAAATTTGATTTGTATTGACTCTGTAAGAGCGTACATATACTATGCCCAAAATGCGCGCCTATTTCAAAATAGGTTTTACACTGCTCCTTCATTACATAGTCTTTTATGTATAGCGCTATGTGATGATCACAGTGATAAATCCTTTTAAATTCCGCTTCGTCCCTTCCATGCATGTTGGCCGCAACCCACTTGGAGATACTTAACGTTTTACTAAGGAGCTCTTTAGATGCTTTCATTTACTTTCCCAAACGACCAAGGTCGTCCGATATAAATCATATTGCTTGGCTGTGAAATGATATCCTTCGGATTTAATAACTGGTTTGTATCGACCAGAACACCCGTCGGGAGGTCGGTATTCAAAGACCGGATGAAACACGGGCGACTGACCGCGAGCGTTCCATCGCTTAAAAGAGCACGGGCTCGCTTCATCGATTTCCATAAAGACCAAGCCGTTTTTATTTAATAAGGAGTGCAAATATCTCATGGTGTCCTCCCCGTATTTTTTCCATATAGCACACATAGGCCCGATCATTAATATGTTATCGAATTTACCCTGTAGTTCATGAAGGTGTGTTCTCTCAAATTTTGTGTTACTAAATGTAAATTTTTCATCCATAGTTTCTATGGGGTCAACGCATAGTATATTTTCAAATATTCCGTGAGTTAATTTATTATATCTCCCATTTCCACAGCCTAAATCCAACACTGATTTTCGACTAGTGAGATTTTGTTGAATTAATGGAATAACATTTTCTTGATGCCACTCTAAGGTCCTAAACAGGGTCGTATCTCCGCTTTCGTCATAGGGCTGGGGGTTATAGAATCTTGTTCTCATTCCGTCGGGTAAGACATACTCTCTCGGCGTCGATCGAGCCCATGATCCTCTATCTTCTTCACTATTTGTCATGATTGAATTATTTTACAATTTTTAAATACTGGGAATTCCGTTAGGTCTCTATACCCTCCGGGTTCGCCCAAGTCTTTTTGGTACTCTGGGTAATTCTGAAAAAGCGCTAATCCACGCACTGCTTGCTCGGGAGTCATATACATATTCCACCCCAAACTCTCTACGCTATCCTCTTTGTAAAATTTTTCACTTCGACCTTCATACCTAGCTCTTTTAAACCACTCTACGGCTCCTTCGTTATCTGTGAGTATCATACCTCCTTTTCCTATGGGTAAGAGCTTCTTTATGTGAAAAGACAGGCACATAAAAGTACCCTCTATATACATGTTAGAGGTTAGTTTCTTTGCTGCATCATATATTGGATAAGGCTTAAGTTGATAAGTTCCTGACCAACTGTTCGTTTCTTTTGATTTATCGAAAACGACTTCTCCGCCCGAATGAATAATGCTCATAGGCACAGAAAGATACGTTTTGCTGGGTATAGTGACCTCTTTGGCCTTTAAATACTTACAGCAAAGAAATAAAGCATTTGTACAGCTATCTACGGAGATCGCATACGGTGCACCAGTATAAGAAGCGATTTCTTCTTCAAACATCCTTACCGCTTTATAAGGATTATGCAACATTAAAACCTCTGGATTTTGTGGTTCGACTGTTCAAGATATAACCCCTCACTACTTCTTTAATTAAAGACTCCACCTTTTCGTTATAGCCATTTTTCCCTAAATAATGTAAGATATCTACAGGCATGTCTAAACTATATTCTCCAAAAGAGTCGGAATAAGCGTTTACCCTTTTATTTAAGATTCCCCAATCTAATCTTCTAATTAAGATGCTATAATAAAATTGCTCTGAAAAGTGACGGTCATACTTTTCTAATAGTCTTAGTATCTTTAGGTTCTCTGGGTCCACATACCAGTCGTATAGTACTTTTTTACAATCATTTTTAATTAGCATGCACCCCCCGTTAAAATGATGATACGATCGCGGGTCATGCTTTATTCCTAGTTTTTCTGACGCAATCCTCCATTTATCGTGCGACATTGCGGAGTGCCCTGCTGGTTTCATTAATACTTCATGCTCAAAGCTTAAAGAGGGGGTATTAAGAACAAGCATATCTGTATCTAGGTTTAATGTAAAATCCCCATCGGTTTGATGCGAAAATACGTTTTCTCTATTAAAGTATGGTTGAATTTCACTTGGGTTAAAAACTGTATGACATCCCAGTGATCGTAGTTCTTCTATTTTTTCTCTAGCTAGATCTCTTGAATAATAAACATATATAGAATAATCATAAACTTGCTTGTCCCAATTTAATTTTATTGATTTTATTAAAGATAACAACTGTTCATAATACGGAGGCTTATTCCACATGGCCATAGAATGACCTGTTGGTGGAATTAGATCATTAAAGTTCATTGCTATGTCTATTTTCATTTCATTTCCAATCTTTGAGCGTCCTGCCTTTTCTTACATCCAGCATTGTGCATTAACGTGTGTTCGTTATCTAGTCCATACCCATAAGTTATTAAGTATCTATGCTCTCCATATTTATCGAGATATTGACTTGATTGACCTCTATGATTTATTTTTTGATCAAATATAATTAGATCCATCGGCCCACTTGGTATATATATTGGATTGTGGCTCCCCTCTGATCTATGAGAATAAATGTCCATCCATAATCCATGATCGTTACTGGAATGGTCTTGAAGCAAAAAGGCGACTTTGATTACAAAAAAGTCCTCGGTCCATTGAGGCCATACTCCTCCCCCTCTTTGGTAGTCATAAGTGTCTCTATGCCACCCTGTTATTTTATCTTGATGTAAATCTGAGTGTTCCGCGAATAGATAAGCGTCACCCAAGATTTCACTCACTATATCTGTCATTTTTGAATTTTCATATAATAGGTTTAGTTCCTCCATCTCTGGAGTGTTCCCCGCCCAACCGGGTACGACTTTGCCCCCGTCACACTGAAAGGACGAATGGTTATTAAAATAATTGTCACACAGGGCCCTATATCTGGAGGCTTCTTCTTCGCTAAAAAAGTCTTTTATGACAATAAAGCCATCTTTTCTAATTTTCTTTTTTAAGTTGTTCATATATAAATATTAATTTGTTGTATACGGTATCATGATTGACGTCTATGTATTTATTATCCGTATATTCTCCTATATCTTGTAAAAAATATTTTTGTTTTTCGTGAGTTATCATACTAATAACATCGCACCCCAAAGCGTGGCCCATCATCTGACTATGGCCTGCCGTGCAGAATAACTTTTCAATTTTTAAATAATTGGATATAATTTCTTTTTCAGAAGCGACAGAGTTGTCAATAAATCCAACATTTACGTTATTACTGTTTAAATAGTCTCTGAAAGATCTGCTTCCATCATGAGACAATACGCATACTTCTTTATTTAAATCCAATAAGTGAAAAATAAAGTTTTTTAAATGCTCATAAAAGATTGATCTAGACGTATTGTAATATCTTCTTTCGGGCCTATCGTCTTTGATCTCGAAAGCATAAATATCTCTTTTAACTGAAGGAAGATCTTCAGTAGATATACGGTGTTTACAATAATCAATAGTGGGGCATAATTCAAGTTTAATTTTATTATGGTACTTGGGGTCTACTATTTCTTTTAAACGCTCACAGTCGCCATTGTGGCGCAAAGAAAAGCTATTGCTGACATCGATGAGAGTCTCGATACTCTTCTTAAACTTTTTGTATCTTGGGCAATCGTCGCTCGAGCTGTCTCCCACTCGTTGACCATGAAACAAGTTATACCCCATGCTTACCACATGTAAAGGAGTAGTTATCTTTTTGAGTGCGTCATTATTTACGGGCCACTGCCAGCATGAAATATCGTTTTTGTTTGTGTCCGGTAACATTAAGCCTCCGCCTCCGACAACGAAATAATCAAAAGTATTAGCGTAATCCGCCTCACCATGAGAAAAAGAGTTGCGGATGTCTATTTTGCTCCACTCAAGGTCTTCTTGGGCAATATTTTTTTCAAAGTGCCAACGAGTAGCTGGTCCCAAGAAAAAGTCTCCCGAATTAGCCTTTCCATTTACCGCATACGCATGTAAAGCTTTTTTCATTTTCTTAAGCTCGTCCTTTTCGTTTTTTCTCCTTCTAGTAGAGTTCTTGGACCTCCATCGCCTATGGCTGACTCGATATCTCTAATAGCTTTAGTCATTTTGATTAATCCCGCAGGTTCTACCGAAGCCATTTGATCTGAGCCCCACGCAGTTCGATCTAGGGTGATATGTCTCTCAACGTACCTCGCTCCCATAACGACCGCAGCAAATGTAGGAACTAGTCCGTATTCATGCCCACTATACCCAATGAACGAATGAGGGTACTTTTCTTTCAGCCAAGTTATGTACGAAAGGTTAAGCTCTGAAACTGGAGACGGATAGGTAGAATTTGTATGGAAAATTACGTCTGGACTACAAGCCTTAACACATTGCTCTATCTCTTCTTCTTTAGACATTCCCGTGGAGATTAATAGTTCTTCGTTCT